AGGACTCTCTTAGGGAGATGATGATGATACATGAAGAAACTCTCTCTAAGACTGTGAGTATGTATCAAACACAATTGGAGACACTGATTAATCGACATCAAGATACATTGGCAAAAATCATCGAAACAAATCAAGAACAAATTGATAAGATGAAGATCGGATCGAGTCCTACTGAAGAACAACTAAAAAATACTTAAACAATAGGAGAATAAAAAAATGGCACTACACGAAGATATCGTAGCAGATGTTGCAAATTCAAACTTTAAGGTTATCGCAAACGCAACCGCATCAGGTATTGCACAAGCTGGTTCATTAGCTGCTTTAAATGCAGCTTCCCATCAACATGCCCTAAATCTGATCAGCTCAGCGTTCTTGGCAGAGGCAATTATGCCACGTGCAGGTGTTGATGTAACTGAAGCAGTTGGATCCAAGAAAGTTGCGGAATCAGATCTTGCTCGCACAGTCGATGAACTAGGAACAGCTATAGCTGCCCTGCAACAAATCATCAAAACCGCACAAACCACACCACCCGTAACCCCGTAATATAGGGTTATGATATTTTAGAAAAGATCGGGATGGGATAAATCTCACTCCGATCTTTTAACATAATTAAATAGGAGAATAAAAAATGGCACTACACGAAGATATAGTAGCAGATGTTGCAAATTCGAACTTTAAAGTAGTTGCAAACGCAACTGCGTCAGGTGTTGCACAAGCTGGTTCATTAGCTGCTTTAAATGCAGCTTCACATCAACAAGGACTAAATCAAATAAGTTCGGCATTCTTGGCAGAGGCAATTATGCCACGTGCAGGTGTTGATATAACAGAAGCAGTTGGAACCAAGAAAGTAGCTGAGGCAGATCTTTCTAGAAGCGTTGCTGAACTAGGAACAGCTCTAGCTGCTCTCCAACAAATCATTAAAACTGCACAAACTACATTACCTATAACTCCGTAATAGAGTAATTGTTTAATTAAATCAGAGTGGAAGAAATTCCTCTCTGATTTTTTTTTAAATTAGAAATCCCAAACAAAGTAAAATACAAGGAGGTTTGAAGAAAATGTATGGGCGCACAGTTGTGCTTAATGGAGACTACTCATTTTTAAATACAGTAAATTGGAGAAGAGCTGTTTGTTTATTAATTAAAGAAAAAGCTGAAGTATTGAAAGAAGCAGATACAGTTATAAGAAATGGATTTGGTCAACCAGTTTTTAAAATGCCTTTAGTTATTAAACTTGTTAAGATTATTCGACTAATTTACAAAAATAAAGTCCCATTTAGTAAGCGAAATATTATGGTTAGGGATGATTATAAATGTATGTATTGTGGTGCAATAAGCAATTTAACAATAGATCATATCATTCCTATATCAAGGGGAGGAAAAAGTAATTTTGAGAACTGTACAACTTCTTGTCAACCTTGCAATAATAAAAAAGGTAAACATACTCCTTCTGAAGTAAAAATGTTTTTGATAAGACAACCACATTGTCCCACTATTTCGGAATTTATAATAATGAAAATGAAAAAATTACAAATTAGTGATTTTCTAAAAGAACTTGGAGTATACTAAAATATATGGATCCAAACAACACTGGGTTTTAGAATAAGGAATAAAAATAATGGATAAAGAAACATATATTAATAATTTAAAAAGCACCGAGTTACGTCCAGAAAGAATAAAAATTAAAGAAAGAAAAGAACATATTCTACTTGAGCAAGAAAGAGGAATAGCGGATTTACATGAAGAAATAATAAAATGGTTTATAAAAAATCCTGATCCAACAGATGATAAGGTTCATGCGTTAGCAGAAAAGATGGGTGTAGATTCTCATAAGTTTGAGGGTCATATCTATAAGATTCTAAGTGATTTGTTACATGAGGGAAGATCTAAAAATTTCACTGGAAAATATGATCCAAAAGAACTTGCTATGGGAATAGAAATAGAATCAGAACATTTACCATATCCATGTATTGCTGAAAAAATAGCAAAAGATCATTTAGCAGAAATTCCTGACTATTACACAAGATTAAAAAAAATGGAAGCTGAAGCTAAAGTTTAAAACTCTTTTATTAAGAATAGATCCAACAAATAACTCGTGAAGAATGATAAGAATATTTTAGTATTATTTAGAACAAATACATACTAAATTGAATATTGTAAGGAGGATAGTTTTGAGAATCTGTGAATCAGTATTTGAAATTTCTTATGAATTTTTGAAAAGAAAATCTCCAGTTTTTATTAATGAAAAAGGTATCAAACAAACTTCAGACTTGATGCTTAAAGAAGGTATTAAGTCATTTCCTATCAAAGAAATCACAAAAAATCACATCTATCGAGCAGTACTTCAAGAATTTGTCGGTTGTGCAATAAATTATTGTTATTGGTACGGTTTGCCAGATGTTAGATATCAGAAATGTTCTTCTTCTAAAATGTATGCATTAGTAGAGATTGCATTTAAATATTATCAAGACGGTGATACATTTGAAATTTGTATTTATAAACTAATTCAATATCTTTCCATTAATAGATTTCCTTTACTAGAAGAAAGAGAAAAACATTTAAAAGAGTTAATTATAGATGGTGAAGATTTTTGTATTGATATTTCTAATGCTATTTTCTATAAAGATAAAGATGATTTCTATCCTTTTTTTAAAGATATGATTATAACATTCCCAGGATATGCATCAGACATATTCTTGAAAAGAGCTTCTCTTTTTTTCATTCAAATGTACAGACAATATAATTGGTTTGAATCCATAAATAGAAATCTTCCCGTTCCAGCTGATTATCAAGTTCCTAAGATGTTAGAAGAATTTAAATGCATTGAATATGAACCATATTTGAAAAATTTAATTATAGAAAATATTATAATACCAAAAGGTTCCAAGGAAGAGTGTTTTATTAGAGCAGCAACAATTATAGCTTGTAAACAACTACAAGAAAAGACAGGATGGGGAATTGCAGAAATTGATGGATGGTTATGGTTAAAAAGACATTCTGTAAATACCTCTTTCCATCTTACTATAACTACTGACTATTAGGAGATAAATATATATGAAAAAACAATTATCAGAAAATGCAACAACTGTTGCACAAAGCAGATACTTTATGAATGGAGAAGATTGGAATGAATGCTCGTTAAGAGTTGCCAATGTAATTGCAAGTCCAGAAACAAATGATAAAGCTAAAATAAAAGATACGTTCCATGAAATGATTTATAATATGGATTTTATTCCCGGTGGACGTATTTTAAGAAATGCTGGAAGACCAAGAGGATCACTATTTAACTGTTATCATTTACCGATAGGGGATTCAATAGAGGAGATTGGTCAACTATATAAGGATGCTTTAACTCTATGGTCAGAGGGAGGAGGTGTGGGTGTAAATTTTTCATCTCTGAGACCAAAAAATGATCTTATATCTGGAAAGGGAGGAAAGTCATCAGGATTAGTTAGCTTTATGATAGGAGCAGATTTTTTATCAAAAAAAATTGAAAGTGGTGGAAATAGAAGAGCTGCTGCTATTGGTCATATTGATGTTTCTCATCCTGAGTTATTAGATTTTATTGATGCAAAATTATCAAAACCAGATATAAGTAAATGGTTAAAAGAAGACACGCCGGAAGAAATTAAACAATTTGTTAAACAAAACGTGGACATTGGTGCTCTAAGTCATTTTAATATTTCTGTTATGATAAATAATGAGTTTCTTGAAAGTGTTGAAGGCAATAGAGATTGGACATTTAAGTTTAAACAAAAATCATATTCTACTGTTAAGGCAAGAGATATATGGAATAAGATTGTTACCAATATGATAGAATGTGCTGAACCAGGATTGATTAATTGGTCAACTTTTTCAAAAAATAACTCATACTATTTTGAACCAGTTATTGGAACCAATCCTTGTGGAGAAACAACACTTGGACCCTATGGTGTTTGTGATCTTGGTTCATTAGTTCTTCCTAATTTCATTACAGGTAATGTTAATACAAATTGGAAGAAACTTGAAACTGTAATAAAAAATGCAGTTCGTTTTTTAGATAATGTAATTGAAGTTAATAAATATGTTTTAAAAGAGATTGATATTAGTGCACATAAATCAAGGCGTATTGGTATTGGAGTCATAGGACTTGCAGAATATCTATTTGCTAAAAAAAGTAGATATGGTTCAGAAAAGGCAGTTCGTGAGACTGAATCATTAATGCAGTTTATTCGTAATTCTGTTTATCAAGCATCAGTTGAATTAGCAATTGAAAAGGGTGCATTTCCACAATTTGATTCAATGGCATACGGAAAAGCATCATTTATTAGAAAACTACCTGCTCAATTAAGAATGGATATTAAAAAATTTGGGGTTAGAAATTGCACATTGATGGCACTTGCTCCTACCGGCACAATTTCATTATTAGCTGACTATACAAGCGCAATAGAACCCCTATTTGCTAAAGCAATGAAAAGACACGATAGAATAAGTGATAGAATATACATTCATCCCAAACATCAAGAGTTCGTTAAAAATGAAGAAGAGATTCCAGAATGGTTTGTTGATTCATTTGATCTTGAACCTAAACATCACTTTGAAATGCAGGTAGCATGTCAAAAGTATTGTGATTCATCAGTAAGCAAAACTATTAATTTACCTAGTACGACAACAGAAGAAGATTTAAGTTCTCTATTGCTTGAGTACATTTATGATCTTAAAGGAGTAACTGTATATCGTGATGGTTCAAGAGCAGGACAGATTTTAAATAGAATCTCAGATGATGAAGTCAGAAAATATTTATTAGAAGAAACTCCAATCAATATTGAAAATAATCTAGATGAAGATCAAGTTAAGTGTGCAATTGGAACTTGTGAGATATAAAGGAGAATATTATGTCTGGAGATACTGTTGCAAAAATGAATTTATTGAATAAATGGATAACGAGATTGGTGTTTCCAGGATTAACAAAAGATTTTATTAAAGAAACTAAAAACTTTAAGTATGAGGATTCTCTTTATAAAGAACTATCTTTTTATACATATGAATATAAATATATAATATATGCTATAGATAGAGTTGAAAATGATGGATATTTGAGTTGTCAAGTATGTGCTAGAAAAGCAAGAGCTGGTGAAGATTGGATAAGAGGAAATTATTTAATAGATGGTTCTTTTACAAAATCTACTTGGAATAAGATTTTAAACTCAATTATCAATTATGAATTAGTAGAATTATCAAAATTTAAACAACCAGATTCTATACCTGAAGAATAAGAACAAAAATAAAAAGGGGTCTATTTCATGAGTGAAAATATTATAGGAAAATCTCAATATGAGAAAAAGATTGATCAGTTACTTTCAATTTATGAAGTAAATAGAACTGCAATTATGAATATGATAACTGATCTAGAAAAATTGAAAGATAAATTAGATACAATTTTTCCGGAAACAACTGATGCTAGACATATGAGATTTTTTGAAGAAAAAGTTAAAGCTGTTTCAGCTTTTTTTAATGTTCTTCTTGATATGAGAAAAGAAATTAATAAAAGTTTAAAGGATGAAATAGACATTAGAAGAAAAGGCGAAGGGAAGGATGATCAATTAGATATTGAAGGTTTACTTGATATTCGACAAGCTACAAGAAAAATTGAAAAGTTTCAAAAATCTGCTGATAGAATCAAAGAAAAAAGAATAGCTGATATAAGAAATCTAGAACTTCCTGATGGAGTTGGAGTACCAGGAATAAATGCAAGAGCGGAGGGATTATAAACATGGTAGATATTATTGAAGATGTGAATGAAGAAACAAGTGAAAATATGATTTTAAGCAACTATACACCAGAAGCAACGAAAGAGATGTTAGAAAGTATAAAATTAAAAGAAGGTGGAGAAGAAAAAATTGTTGATAAAGAAACCATTAAAGTTATAAAAGGTCATGAAATTGTTGAAGATGTTGAAAAGACAAAAGAATTGTATGCAGAATTCAGTTCTTTTTTAGAAACTAAAACAGATATTAAAGGTGATGATGGATTAAAAGGAACTATTCCAACAGGTATTGATTTAGCAGATGCTATTTTAGGTGGGGGATTTGCTATTGGAGCATTAAATATTATTGTTGGTCAACCAGGCAGTGGAAAAACAATGCTAGCTGCTCAAACATTAGGACAAGGTCAAAAACAATATAAAGGTCAGTTATTAGGAGGATTTTTAGATTCAGAAGAAGCAACAACATCAATAAGATTAGCTTCATTGGGAGTTAGATATCCAAACATAAAACCTTATGTTGATATAACAGTTGAAAAAGTTTTTAAATTTCTTGAAGGTTTATGCTTATTTAAACAAACCAAAAAAATAATGGAATTGCCTTCTGTTGTTATTTGGGACAGTATTGCAAATACATTATCTCAAAAAGAAAGAGAAGCTGAAGATGTCAATTCAGTTATTGGATATAAAGCAAGAATGCTTTCTATTTTAATTCCAAAATATGTTGCTAAATGTTCTCAACATAATATTTGTTTTATAGCTGTAAATCAATTGAGAGATGTTATTTCAATGGGACCTTTTTCAGCACCAAAAGATTTAAAATTTATGTCTACATCAAAAGATATGCCTGGAGGAAATGTTCTAAAATTCAATGCATTTCATCTAGTAGAAATGAAAGTTAAATCCGTTTTAGATCGAGATAAAATGGGGTTTGATGGAGTAGTTGCTAAAATGAAATGTGTCAAGAATAAACTGTTTACTCCAAATATTGAAGTGGAAATAGTAGGATCATTCAATAGAGGTTTTTCAAATTTCTGGACTAATTATAATTTTATGAATACCACAAAAAGACTCCAAACAGGAGCATGGAATTATTTAATAACTTTACCTGATAAAAAGTTTAGAACTAAAGATGCATATACATTGTATAAGGAAGATGAAATTTTTAAAAATGCATTTGATGATTCTTCAAGAGAAGCAATTCAAACCGAGATAATTGATAAGTATAGTGAAGTCATTGATTAATACCAAAAGATGTCTTCTTATATTCAGAACAAAATACAAACCATGTTATGATCGAATAATTGAAATGAGAAGGAGAAGTTAGATATGGGTGATATGTCAAATTTACTGAAAGATCAAGTTGAAAATTTTATAAAGTTAGTTGTAGATGCTCCAGATGAAGTAAAAATTTCATCATCAGTATCCACAAAAGCAGTTATCATTCAAATAAAGGTTGATAAACAAGACTGTGGAAAAATAATTGGCAAAAAGGGTAGAACTATTGAAGCTTTAAAAGTTCTTTGTCTTGCAGTAAAAAATACACAATTTCCAGAGGATTCAAGAAGAATAATGCTTGAGGTTTTGGAAGAAGAAAATTCTAGTTTTACATACAGTAGATCTATTAGGGAGGAAGATTAAATATGTTATCAAAAGAATCTAAAATTAAAGTATTAGAAGGATTTTACAGTATTGACTATGCTATCTTTGGCAAACCACTAGGAAGAGTAGTTAATTGTTGTCCTGTTATTAAAGAGGAATATGTTTCTATCAAAGGAGCTCTTCTTTCTGTCTATATCGAGATGTTAAAATTGATGAAACATCAACCAAAAGAATTAGCAGAAAAAATCAATATGAAAGCATTACGTGAAAATGCTAAAACAAATGCCAATTCAGCAAGAGAAGCTTCAAAGAAAGTTGTAGCAACTGAAAGATCAAGAAATGATATTAAAGCTGAATTAAAAGAAGCTTTATCACAAGATAAAAAACTTGATATTACAACACTAGTTGAAACCAAGATTAAAGAAAAAGCATTTAGACTAGCAGTTGATAATATTCTAGTTGCTAAAGCATTACAAGAAGCACGAGATGTGAATGCTTTAAAATCTTGGGAAGGAGAAATCATTGAAGATTCATATAAAATATTAAGAGATAGTTTATGTGAAGTAGCAATGATGATCCTGGATGATGATCAAGCTGAATAATGAATACGAGAAACTTTTATCTTATCTTGATGCAAATTTGCCCAAGACGCCTATAAAGCGAAAAAATAAGAATCTTATAAAATCTAAAGTTAAAGAACAATCAAAAAAAGAAGCTGTTAAAGAATCGACTAGAAAATTAATTGAGAATTCTGAAATTGATGGTTATATGTCTCTACTACAAACTTCGATTCCAGAGCAGCTTAATAGATCAATTGGTTTTGATGTTATATCATTTGAAAATAGAATGAGACAGAAATTAATTGATGAGTATAAAAAATCACAAACTTATGAAAGACCTTATATTTCTGTTACAGAAATTTGTAGTTGCATAAGATCAAATTTCTATAACAGAATGAAATATCAGATAGATTTAAAAAAGAAATTTAGATTTTCATATTTGTATTTAATACAAAGAGTTGGGAATGAGATTCATGATGTAGTTCAGGATCTTTACAACTTTAATGAAACTGAAAAAACAATAGTAAGTGAAATTTTTAAAGTTAAAGGAAGAGTTGATGGGATTCAAGAAAGTTATCTATATGAACTAAAAACTATAGACGAGGAGAAATTAAAAGGGAATTATATTACAGAACATTATCATCAAGGAATTGTATATGCTTATATCTTGAATACAGAATACGAATATAAAATTAAAAAAATTGTCATAGTGTATTTTATGAGAGGTTTAAAAAAGGTTGTTCCTTTTGATTTACCTTTAGATGACTCACTTGCAAAATCCCTCCTTCAAAGAGCTATTACGCTCAAATCTTCCATTAACAAAAATGAAGTTCCTGATCCAATTGGAGCAACTGCTGATGGTTGTCATTGGTGTTTATTCAAAACATACTGCGAAAGGGACGAGTGTAACAATGTGTTGCAACCGTGGAAAAAATCTAAAAAAGTTAAGACAGAAAAGAAAGATAGTCCAAGAGAAGTTAAACCAAATAAAAAAGAGGCGGTCTTCCTTTTATGATTGGAGGAATGATAAATGATTGTTGTATATCCAATGATAGTATCAAATGCAGTATCAGAGAACACACTTCCTGCGATTGGAAAAATGCTAGAACAATATATACTAATTTATATGCAAGACGATTTATTAAGTTTTTTAAATGATACACCAATTCCTGGTTCACCAAGTTTAAGATATAAGGTTAAAGGTAAAAAAATAGTTGGTGAATCCATTGATCTTAATGAAGTTGAGGATGAGGATGAGAAACAACCATGGGGAGGTCCAGGTCGAGGGAAAGGACCAACTCCAGAAGAACAACAAAAGAGAAGAGATGAAGAAGAACAACAAAAGAGAAGAGATGAAAAAGAAGCATATAAAGAGAAAGATGAAAGAGATGAGAGAGAACGTAAACAAACTCAACATGATTTAGATAAAGAAAAAATTAGATCGTCAAAAGAAAAAGATAGAAGAGAAAAAGAAAAAAGTAGAAGAGATAGACAAAAATCAGAAACTGACATAGAAAGAGATCAAAAAAGAGATGCAAGAGAAGAAGAAAAAGCAGAAAGAGAGAGAGATAAAGAGAAAACAGAAAAAGCACAAGGAGCTAAAGTTGATGTAAAAATAGGATCAGATAGATCTATTTCAATAGAACCAACATGGATGACTGTACATACAGATAGACATGGAACCCAAATGATTGGTATTAAAGTTGTTCCTTATAGAGTTCATTCAGATGCCAAATTATCTCATTTATTAATGCATGATATGAAAATTAATAGAATTACTGCATTATGTATAGGAATTGGTAGAGCAATAATTGGAAAATTAATGAGATTAGTAAATAAAGGTCCTGTATCTGGAGATCCTAAAAAAGATATTATATATAGAACTACAGGTCATAAAGGAGAAACATTTGTAATTCTTGAAAGAAATCATGATGTTGACGAATACTTTCTTAGAAGTACGGGAAGAATAAATAGATTATTTAAATTAGGTTGGGGAAATTTTGTTATTGCTGATGATGCTCTTCAAACTGCATACTTTTGTATGCGAGCATCTAAAGGGATATGCCAAGGGATGAGTTACAGAATGATGTATAAAACATTAGGACAATCAGGAGTTTATGAAGATTTAGAAGATATAAGAAAGCAAAATGCATCATTATTTAAAATGAAGGCAGTTCGTTTTTCGAAACTATTAGGAGAATCTAAAGCGGAAAACAAACTAATTAATTATCAGGAGAGGCAATAAAATGGAACATGATATTTTAGTCGAAGACTATATAGAATCCTTATATTTAACTGTTGATCATCAGTATTTGAATGAGTCCTTTAAAGACTTTATGTCAAATCTAACTCCACCAAAAATAAAGCAGTTGTTATCAAAAACACATGAAACATCAGTTTCTATAGATATTCCTAAATTTCTTGATGTGGTAAAGAAATATGGGTTAGATTATAAAAGGATTAAACCAAAACAATCGTTAGAAACTTTTAAACAACTTTCGCCAGATATTCAAGATGGTGCTGAATTGAGTTTAAGAGTTTTAAGAAATACAATACCTGGAATATCAAAAACTACATCTTTGGTTGCTTCATATTTTGTTGCTATATTAGCTAAAATTAAACATTATAAATCCTCTAATTATATGGGTGCTGTTAAAACCGAGTTAAAACTTTTTGCTTCAAAAGTTCAACAATTTTATGAAGAAGCAGAGGAAAAATCTACAGGAAATGCATCAGCATCAGATATGAAAGAAGTTGCAATGGGACTTGCTGTTGTTATTCTAATAGGTAGTTTAACAGCAATTACTATCTACACTATAATTATGTTAGTACCATATCTATATATGGCAGGAATAATTTTAATTGCTTCATTAGCAGGAACTGGTATTCTTTGGTTACTTCTTAAACTTGCTGAAGCATTTGGTGGTGCTGGCGAATAAAAAAAGGTAAATCAAATGGAAACAATTAGATCAAACGTAGAAAAATTAGAGTTATATAGCGATGATCATCCCTTTAGTTTACGTCTTCGTATAAGAAATTTTGATAGTGAAACATCATATAAAAAATTTGTGAAAAATACTGAAATGTTGATTAGACGATGTACTGAATATAAATTATGGACAAGTTATATTAAAGATGTTCTGCAACAAAACTGCTGTATGATTACAAATGAAACAAATTTTGAAGTAACAGTTGAAGTTCATCATCACATTCCATCAATGTTCGTTCTTGTTTCAGCATTGGTTAACCAGAAAATTGAAGATAATATTGATTTTTGTAGTTTTGACATTGCCTCCGAAGCTATAAAATTACATTTTGAAAATCGAATTGGTTATGTATGTCTGGTTAAAACTATACATGAGAAATTTCATAATGGATATTTAACAATCCCTCATCAATTTATAAAAGGAAACTATAGATATTTTGTTGATAATTATTCAAGATATCTGGATGAATTAGATCTTGATGAAATACAGCATAGAATGACAATAGATGAACATAATTGTACTTGGAGTAGGGATGACTATATTGCACAAGCTCAAGGAGGTTCTGCTTCATAATGGCAATAACCATATATCAAGAAGCTTTAACTAGAGCTAGAACAGCTGTTGATTTTGAAAAACAAAGTGATCGTTTAAAAACAGATAATAATTATTTTACGTTTCCTGATCCTAATTTAGAAACCCTTGAAAAAAATATCTATTATCTTCTAAAAAATTCTCAACAAGTTCCATTTGATGATTCAAGATATAAATATAGACCTGACTATGTAAGTTATGACTATTATGGAACTCCAGCTTTAGATAAACTATTAATGTTTGTAAATGGAATAAGAACAATTGAAGAATTTGCTTATTTAACAAATATTATTATTCCTAATTTAAATGCTATTACTTTTGTATTAAAAGATAATTTCGACCCAGATAAAGATATAGAAGATCTGGAGTCCGTGGGGTGGTAAATGGTAATTAAAAGCAATTTTAGATTAGTTAGCAATGTTCCAAACATACTTGAGTTATCTCCCGCTATGATCAACAACTATATGGATGAAGAAAATAGTCCACGTCATATTTTTGTATTTTTAGAACTAAAGAGAAAAAGCATACCACACTTCACAAATGATACAATATTTAAATTAATAACAAATTTAAAGCAACGTGAGCAAGTTCAAGTCGTAGATCTAGAACAATATCCTCTTCACGTTTCATATAATGCTCCAACTAAAGGAATGATTATAAATTTAAAACCATTTGGTGTGAAAGAGATTTCAAGTTTAAGTCCAAATGATTTATATGCCTGTTTGGTTTATTCATATACATTTTCAAAATTAGTCACAAAGAAATTTAAAATATCTGAATCTTATTCCAAACATATCATTGATTTTCTCCTATCTATGTATGTTCAATTATTCGGAAGAAAATATGGGTTACTAGCAACATATTCATCTGGTATTCCAAAATTGAAATTTATAGTTGCCTGTTATGTATATTCTGCCTTTTTTGGTTATAAAAATGGACCACAATTATTTAAAATCGCATCTATAGCAGCTCCCTATTTGTATAATAATGAAATAGAATTATTAAAAAAATATGACTTTACCAAAATTGATGATTTTGTTCAGGTCTTATCTGATACTAAAGTTATGCCTGGAATCAATCTAATAAGATTTACAGCAACAATCCATACCTTCATGAAGGTTGAAATGTTGGCAGCATTAGAAGATCTATCAAGATTTTTCTCTGTTATATTAGCTTCCAATATACCAGGATCCAGAGTGGTTCCTACCTTTATTTCAAAATATAATGAGAGAGCTTATTATAGTATAATAGACATAATGAGGGGATTATTTAAATAATGAATACTCAAAAATACTTAAATCAGATACAAGAGAAGCATGGTGTTATTAAATTAGCTTGGAATCCAAATACTGAATCTATTCTTGCTGGATATAAAATTCATTATGGTAGATCATCAAGAAAATATGATCAAACCATTGATGTTGGAAATCCTATTAATAAAGAAATAAATCAATGTGAAACAGTTCTTAATTTAAAACCAGGAGTTAAATATTTTATAGCAGCTACAAGTTATGATTACAATAATAATGAATCCCCATATTCAAGTGAAGTCGTTACATCACTAACTACAGATCTTCAAGAAGTTGATATCTACGATCCAATGTTTGCTATAGGACTTGGTGCTATTGTTGCCACAGGATTGATTTTAAAAGACTTGATATTCTTTTTTATATTTGTTGCGCAAATAGCAGCTCAAACTAAGGTTGATAAAAAACTTACAGATAAGTTAAACCCAATAATTAAAAATCTTGGGGTTAAAAAAGATTTTCAAGTTCACGTCGTCCCTCAAAAGCAACCCAATGCATTTACGCCTGGAGGAAAACACGTTTATATTACATCTGGTCTTCTAAAAATTCTGAATGAAAGAGAAACTCTTGCAGTTCTTTTACATGAAGTCTATCACGCAATTGATTTACACATTGTTAAAAGAATGGCAACCGAATTTCCACTTTATTATATAGCTGCACCAATAGCGATTGCTGCGGCAGTTGCGTCAGGACCTTTAGCGCTTATAACTGGACTTTTAGTTTTTACCATAATGATGGCAATTTTAACCCTCCCTTTAAAAATTACTCTTGGCAGAAAGCATGAATATGACGCTGACAATTATGCTGTTAAAGCTGATTATGGCAAAGAAATTGCATCTGCATTAAATAAATTAGAACGAGCTTATATTAAAGCAACACAAGGTCAAAGTTGTGGAAAAGTTTGCCAGGTTGTTAATCGAATTGAAGAAGCAATGGATGAACATCCAGCTACTCGTGATAGAATTGAACGTGCATTAAAAAATGCAGAACTTTTGAAAGCAGTTGCAAAAGCAAATATATCAGCTGTCACTATGAAAGTAAAAAGTTTATTTAGTAAAGGAAATTAAATGGACGAAGGTGTTACAAAAAGACTATACGGAAACTATCGTGCCGAGGTTATTGACAATAAAGATACAGAAAAATTTGGCAGGGTTAAAGTGTGGATTCCCGATTTAATGCCTGAAGTTTCTAAACAAAAGGGATTGTGGGCAAGACCTGCAAATAATCCAGTTGGAGGTAGAAATACAGAAGGTGATAACGAAAGTCATTATATGGGCACCTCTTATATTCCAAAAAAAGGTTCATGGGTTTGGATCTTTTTTGAAACAGGTAATATAAATAGACCTTATTATTTTGGAGCTCTTGATTTACAAAATACAAAAGTACTACCTGAAAATCAACTTGGAGCAAATTACGAAGATAAATGGACAATATTTAAAAGTCATAAAGGTCGAACTATTATTATCTCTGATGATCCTGATGATCAAAGGGTTGAAATAACAGGGCGTAAAAAGAAATTAACTGGAAATCCACCAACTGGGGGAACAGATTCTGTATATGAAATTGATGCAAACCAGAATACAATCTTATTAGATGAAAGATCAGGAAAAGAAAAAATTCTAATTAGAACTTATAAAGGTGATTTTATTCATATTGACATTGATGATCAAAAACTGCAAATGTATTTTAAAAGTGATATTATTATTAAAACAGATGGTTCATTATATTTTGAAGCGAAACAAGATATGAACATTAGAGCAAGAACTGGAGACATAAAAATTGAAGCTAGTGGTAAGGATGTTAATATTAAAGCTGCTGCAGATCTCTATTCAACTGCTGGAAATAAAATACAGGAGTTAGCTGGTAGAGATCATAACGCTCAAGCCCTATATAATATAAATAGACAAGCTGGAATTAATATCAACCATGATGCTGGCACACTTGTTAATGAACAAGCGGGAGATTCACAACCAGCAGTTCAAGGAACATCACCAACACCAGCAGACCCGAAAGGAGAACGTAATACATAATGGCAATACTACCCGTTGAAAGAGCGCTATGTAATAAAATGGTTTATGATTTTGATGGAACGATTGCACCAGCTCAAGCTGCCAAAGGTGGAATTAGAGACAAGGCAAATCAAGCACAAGCTCTTTTAAATAATCTAACCTCATCTTCACAATCAGCAATAAATAGTGCTATATCTGATTTAAGGAGTCAAGTAAATCTTGTAATACCCACTGATACATTAAGCGATATGAGGGCATTAAAGGCATTTATTGAGAAGTGTGAATACTTAAGTGGGTTGTCACCAATTGCAGCAATGTTGGGAGCTTTAGATGCAATATACAATAAAATAAATAGTTTTCTTGATAATATTGGAGCTAGTGTTCCAGAGTTTAATATAGCAAAAATTTTAAGTTTAATTAATGATTTATTGGGAGGAAGGGGACCAAAAATATCAGATTTATTAAAGGGTCTAGATAAGTTACTTAACTGTATATCATTATATTGTGGTGGGGAATATCCAGCTCAATTGACAAGTATGACAACTGCACTAGGTCAAACATATTCCGACTTAAATATAGTAAGTAATCCAGTAGATCCAAATTATGGACTTTTTGACGTTGGTCAATTATATAATAATGCAGGATTATCATTAACACAGCGAACACAAATTGATCAAACTACAACAGCAGCAGATGGAGAAAAAAATAGAGCTGAGACGACAATAGCAAGTGCTATTGATATTTATAAGGAGAACTTACTATGAGCGTCGAGTCTGATAAATTAAGAGAGATGGCCACCAATGCTGCCTCTGAATCTGAAAATTTAGCAGATAGTATATCACAAATTGAAGATACAAGAGATGAACTTCTCGATCAAATTGCTGCTGTTGAGGATGGAATGTGTGGTGTAGCTGAAACTGATTTAACAACATATTTAACAGATGTTAAACTTGCAGAATTTCAGCTAACATATCCAACTGCTGTTATAGAATTTGGTGCCACATATGCAAGCATTGATTATGATACAGGAAATTTAACAGATTGGGAAATATATTATATGACGATTCCTATACCACCTGCTTTTGCAACAAAAGTTGTATTGTATGCATATGAGGGGACTGGATGGGATAACGATGCTCAAATAATTTCTTGGGTTAATGATTTTGATTTTGGAAATGACTATTTAACAAGACCTCTTGAATCAGGTGCAACGTATGGACTGATTCCTTATAAAGATAATTTAAATTCAGCAATTAGCATTTTAACAAACAACAAAGATAAGATTGATGACTCTGTATCATATCTGGAAGATTATGCATCATAAGGAGAATTATGCCATTTAGTTCAAGGTTAACAGACATCTGGAGTGGTATCTGTTGTTGTCATGACGATCCAAAGTGTGTTCCAATGAGTGGTCGAGTTTTAACTGGAGCATCCAAAAATAAATCAGGTGGATTATCACAAGCAATTCTTACTTCAAAAACACAGGGATGGTGTGGGCATATAGGTCAAATTGTAACAGCAAGTGCCACAGTTAAAACTGGTTCTCGTGGAAAAGCTAGAATTGGAGATATTGTAACTGGTTGTAATATAGGAATAATGGTTACAGGTATGTCAAAGCATAATGTTGAAACAGGATCGTCAAGTACAATATCAACGAAGATAACATTTCAAGATCAAGTTATAGAATTTACAGAAGTTGACTATGGAAATATTGATGATGATGAAGATACAGACGATGGTTTAAATATATTTCCTCCTGTTGTAGATAGGGTAGCTACACCACAGGAAATTGAAAAATCACAGGAATTAGATGTTTCTCCAACCGTGGAGGTAGCACAGGATTCAACAGCATCAAATACATCTACTCCAACTGTTACTTGTTCTGACATTGGAGATGTAGCTGATCCTGATTATCAATTGTCAACAAATTTTCAACTAAAAGAGTTATCAACAGAAGCTATTATCTCACATTATTATATAAAATCACAGCATGGTTTAAGTGTCTCTGACATTGTTTGTAATTTACAAGCATTGACACAATTCATTCTTGAACCTCTGGCAACAGCATATGGAAAAGAGAATTTCATTATAACATCAGCATTTAGGCATGGTAGTTCTATTTCACAACATGAAAGGGGTCAAGCTGCTGACATTCAATTTCCATTATACACAAATCAAGAAGTTTATGATGTTGCAAACATAATTAAAACTACATTTAATTTTGATCAGTTAATACTTGAATATGGTGGTAATCGTCCATGGATCCACTGCTCATTTAAGAGAGAAGGTAATAGAGTAGATGGTGTATCTAATAAATTTGGTACAAGAGTGTCACCAGGAAATTATGTTTGGGGCACAATTAAATATATGACATAGGAGACATTACAATGATAGACCCAATTACTAATTACATCTTAGAACAAGATGACCATTACTTAATAGAACAAGAAATTTTTGATGAAAATACCATGCTTCTTGATGAAGGTGTATTGACAGTAATGAATAAATTCTTTGTTTTATTTGGATTTGGAAGACCAGCTGATCCAAGAGTAAAAGCAATTTCAAAAGCATACTTTCGTTGTAAAAGTTCTTGTTGGAAGGCATATCCTGATGAAGTAGAAACTACCTCAACAACTCAGAGAAGAAGTAGTGGAGAACGAGGACAAACTGATGGTCAAATAGATAAAGAAAAACAAGAAACAATTGAAACAGTTAAACGGAATCCAGAACGTGGAAAGTGTTTAATCATGTGTCTTTATGATAATCTTAAAGAAACAATTGATGTTATAAAGAAAGATAGAAGAACTATATGTGATAAAAACATCAATAAAGATCTCTGTGAAAAATGGATAGATAGATATTTACCACAATTAGAAGCTGATTTAAAATCTCTTGAAAATGCAGTTCGTTTAATGAAAGGTGGCAAAGAAGGGGATCAACAAAAAATTAAAGTTGTTGTAAATACATTAAAGAAAGTATTATAGGATAAATAAAATGATAAATAAAATGATAGATCCAATTACAGAATTTATGTTAAAAGTTGAGGTAAATAATCATGAGGATGCCATTTAAAGCAGCATTATTAAATATAAGACGAGGTCCAGTTAAATGGATCATCATTCATCATACAGCAGAAATGTATGAAGCACCTGAGACAAAAATTGATAATGCTAAATTTCAATATCCTGGTATTATAAATGGTGTCCTAGAAAAAGCTGCTCCAGATATTAACTATCATTATATTATTGAGAAAATCAAAGAAGATTATATTCCAATCGTATGCCGTCCTATTTCAAGTCTATGTGAGTGGGATGATATATCTGATGATATAAATAAAAGAGCAGTTCATCTTGCTATTATGGGTTCATATGACTTCAAAATTCCAGAGAGAAGATTGTATGAAATATTATCCTACCGCTTAATTAGTCCAATGATAAAGATCTATGGACTTACTCCAAAACGTGTTAAATTCCACAGAGATGTATCCTCAAATAAAGACTTATCTTGTCCCGGTGAATTTGCTGATGCAGGTAAACTTGAAGCAATAATAAGAAGATTTATGATAACAAGGTAATATCATTTAAAAAATCCTATCTATATATATTAATAATTGAAAAGGAAGATTTATAACTATTTTTTTGATTATTCCGATATCATATGAAAGGAGAACTAATTTTTGAATTTCAGTTTGCGAAGATAGGACTAGGATATTACGTATAACGTAGTTGATATGGCAGGGATCTTTAAACTATTAAAATCCCATACCCATTCGATCAATATCCAATATATAATTATAAATGGCGCGAATGTTTTTTATATTAAAGATATCGCTCATTTTATTATCCTATCTTCGCATTTCTTGCAGAGTAAGTCCTATAAAGAGAACATTAAAAGGTGAGGTAGATGATCCTTGACTGAATACCTGAGTCATTTCTGTCTCCAGGTACAAGATCCTATCAAACGTTTCACTTACTCTGCATTCTTTAAAATAGAAATATTTTTTTAAATAAAGAACAAATATATAATGGATATACATATATTGATTATTTTTTTGAAAGGATATAAAAATGGATGTTGATTTAAAAGACAAAAATATTCTTGTGGTTGGAGATATAATGCTAGATCACTATATAATGGGGGAAGTTGAAAGGATATCTCCTGAAGCTCCGGTTCCAATAGTTCATGTTCAAAAGGAATATTCTACCCTTGGAGGATGTGGTAATACGGTTAGGAATATTAGAGAATTGGGAGCTAACGTTTATTGTTTATCATCTATTGGGAATGATTTATATGGTAGAGAAATAATAAATCATTTAGACAAAATTAAGGTTATTCCAATTTTAGTTCAAGAATCCAAGAGCACAATTGTTAAAGAAAGAGTCATTGCAAGCGAAAGAAAGATTCAAATGATTCGTATTGATAGAGAGATTGTCCATCCTATTAATTCAAAAATTCTAATTGAAAAGTTATCAGACTATGAAATTGAATACGATATAATTGTTATTTCAGATTATGCCAAAGGATTAATTACAAAAGAGTTAATGGATTATTTACATTCATTAAAAATAACAATTATTGTAGATCCAAAACCCAAAAATTTTAATTTATATAATAACGTTTTTATGATAACTCCCAATGAAAAAGAATGGGAAGAAATTGTTAAAAATACATTTCCAAAACCCCCCAATTCAACTAATTATACATTATTGACTCAAGGAAGTGGTGGAATGCTCTTGATAAATAATGTTGATAAAACACGAATTAAGATTTATTCTGAAGCAGTTGAAGTCTATAATGTATCAGGTGCTGGAGATACTGTAATTTCAATAATGACAGTGTGTTTATCTATGGGTTGGAATCCAATTGATGCTGCTTATATAGCTAACAAGTGTGCGGCATACGTCGTAACTCAATCGACTACAGCAATAGTTCCAAAAGAATTTTTCTTTAAAATTGTTAAAGATTATAAAAAGGGAGAATTTTAAATGAACACCTCAGACCAATTTCTAAAAAGGTCAAAAAAATTATTTGCAGCATTTCGTGATCTTGATCCTAAAGATCTTGGAAATAAAACCCTGATTGAATATCATAGGAAAACACATATGCTTTATGCTGGAAATATAAAACGTGACCCACCAAATAAGCAATTTATAAATAGTATTGTTACATATCACGATCGTTTGGTTGAGGAGATGTTAAAACGAAACTTTAATCACAATACTCCACTAAAGAAAATTTAAACTCATTCGTCTATATATATTAATTACCGAATAGGCAAAACAACTTTAACAATTTGAAAGGAGATATTTTATTGCTGAATTTTGAAAAGGTAGCACCAAAAGAATGGAACTTATTATATGAAGATGAAATTATTCCATTGAAACTCGTAGCTTCAACAGTGACAAATAAATATCAAATTGTCACGAAATTTATACAGCGAGTTGATGCATTTCATGGAGAGGAGTTTAGTAATTGGTTTGTTAATTTAATAAAAGACTGTCAAGACATTGATAGAAGATCAGAAATTTTTGTCAATAATATTGATAAACTTAAACTATATGTTGATCAATATATAGAATCAACACATATAGATTATGATAGATTTGTTGATATTACTAAAGCAAAGAAAAACTCAATTCTATTTAATGCGAATGAAATTAAAAATATACTAAGGTTATCCTCCTATTTGAAAATTTATTCAATTATTTCAAATAATGAAGAGATGGCATTTGGTAAAAGTTTGCATAAACAGATTTATAATAAACTTGCAACTAATGTTATTGAAACAGATATAGCATCAAAATTATTTGATGTTATCAAAACAAAAACATTTAGATATAATCTTTCAGATAAGTATATGTGGGACTATATTAAAAAGATTCAATGCAAGGATATTGGTTCTCATATAATTGAAATTTTTAATTTCATAATGAATTACATTATAGTATTATGTGAGGAAGATAAAAATCCAATTACTTATTTTGTTGGTGTCATTGATCAATCTGTAAAATGGATTCTTCGTTCTGTATATAAAGGCACTATTGTCTATGATGATAGTATCTCAACTGAAGATATTCATGGAATTAATATAAATAACTTATTAACTTATAGTTTTAATGACACCCTTGGTAGAATAAAAGCAATGGCATTTGAAAAAATCCATTCACAATTGGAAAAATCAACTTCTCTAACAGTAGATGAAGATGCTGTAGACAAAGATCTGATTGAATTTAATAATCGTGTTGAACAAATTGAATATATTTCTCCTCTTTGCACATCATTAGTGTTTCCTTTATTAGCAAGGATGACTAATATTTCATATGTTCATTTTAAAACTATTTCTCCAGATCATGCTGCTATTCTTTCATACTACTTACATAGTCTTTTACAAAAATCATTTAAAGGAGAATATAAAAATTTATTATCATTATTGCAATATTATCCTTTAAGTCAACCATCAATAAATACGACATATAAAATAAAAACAATACATGATTATATCAACATTCAAGATGACACACAAAATTTTTATGGGTTTAATACAAAGATGTTACCTCATAAAATTCTATGTCATTTTATTGGAAGAGTATCTAGAATAAACTTTTGTCATCTTTTAACAGGACAAAAATTATCTGGTATCCCTCTTAGTAAGGTTGAACTTGATATGATTTTATTTTATACTAAACTATTTGCTGGTGAAATGGATCCAAAAATAAAACAATTAGTCCGTTTAATGAATCAAGATTTTTAATTATTAAGATTTTTTACGGAGAATAAAAAAAATGTTAAAAATAACAATATCTAAAATAATTACCTATTTTGTAGAAGATAAAAGTGGGGTTTCTAATTAAGACTCCCCACTGAGTCTTTTTTTTAGTTAGATTTTAGAACAAAATACAAATATGGAATTGTACAGATATTGGAGGAAACAAAATGGAAAATATAAAAATACAAGAAAGTCTTGAAGTAATAGATGAACTAATTAGGTCTGTTGCAAGAAATCTAGAACCACATGATACATTAAAAGCACTTCAAAGTCAAGATCTAAGAAATAGACTGAGGGGGAAATATCCTAAATGTTTTCTTTCTGTTAAATCAATAGGCGGGCAAACTCCAGATTTCTTTCCTGTTTGTAATACAGCAGGAATGATAGATCCGAGAGCTATTGAGTTATCTTTAAGATCGGTATCGAGATTAATGAATGATGATAGTGGAACATATGATACCAATGATTTATCTAATATGTTATCAAAGTTAGAGAGAATGAGAAGTGTTTATTCTAAAGACATAGCAAAACCACCCAATCAAGCAGGAAGAAAAGCAGTAGTTACAAGAATGATGAATCATGTAAAAGATCATTTAAGAACAATTAGGACTTAATAATGAAAATAAAATTTCTCGATATTAATAAGTTTATAAGAGGATTAAAACCCGTTACAACTGCTGAATTTAGAACTAGAGCTGGAGAATTTCATCCGGATGGTTTATTTAGTGAAAAGATATTTGGAGTTGAAAATTCTAGGGAAAGATCTCAAACTTATTCATATATAGAACTCCATACGCCAGTAATCCATCCCGCAGCTTTTATAATCTTTAAAAGAATTGATAAAAAACTAATTGATTTCTTTTCAACTGAAAAACTTTTCACAATTCAAAATGATGGATCATATTTTGAATCTGAAAAGGGGGTAACAGGAATCAAGGAGTTTATTAAGGCGTTTCTTAATTTAAACTTTAAAGGGGGCACACCTGCTCGAGAAGCTTTAATTAAAGTTCTAAAACAAGGTGGTAAAGATGGGACATTATTCATTGATAAAATTCCAGTTATACCACCCGAACTTAGACCTGCATACGAAGATGAGAATAAACGATGGATTATTGATGAACTTAATACTGTTTATACTGGTCTAATAAGAAAAGCAACTCAAATAAAAGGTGTTGGAAAATCTGGAGCATTATTTGATCTTCTAAATTATAATTTACAGTTAGCTGTTAATTCGCATGATGCATATATACGCACAAAAATTTCTAAAAAGCATGGAATAATTAGAGATAAAATGTTGGGAAAGAGAGTGGATTTTTCAGCTAGAGCTGTTATTACTCCTGGTCCAAAACTAAAAATTAATGATGTGGGTTTGCCTGTTAGAATAGGAGTTATTTTATTTGAACCCTTCATTATACATTACATGCTTTATTCTAAAAGATATCCTAGATATGCAGAATTAGAAAATGAAATTAGAAATTATACTGATTCAGAACTATCAGTTGATACAATAAAAAGAGTTATGAAAGGAATTAAAGATGATGATAAAATTCCAGATCTCTTATATGAACTATTATTTGAAGCGTGTGAAATTGTAATGAAAGGCAGGGTAGTAATATTAAAACGAGATCCTGCACTACATGATGGTTCATATAGAGCATTTAATCCAGTATTAACAAGAGGATCAACAATAGAAATATCAACAATGCAGGTTGGTCCATTTAATGCTGATTTTGATGGAGATCAAATGGCGGTTTATCATCCTCTTTCTCAACAAGCACAAAAAGAAGCTAGAGAAAGAATGATGCGAGGAGTTGGAAGTAAAAGCTCAAATGCAACCATGTTTGAAATTTCAAAGGAGATGAGTTTAGGAGTTTACTTGATGACCAAAGATACTAAACTAAAAACCTCTCCAATAGCAGTAACACTTCAAGATTTAGAAAAAGCAAATAATCCTTTTATTCCTGTTAGATTTAGAGGACATAATACAACAATGGGAAGAGCTATAATAAATTCTGCTTTTCCTTCTGATTTTAAATGGATTGATGGTCAAGTCACAAAGAAAATTATCAATAATTTAATTCCTGAAATTATTGATAAGTATGGAGATGATACTGCAGCTAATATTTTTACAGATATAAAAAATGTGGCATTTAAATTTGCAACCATCGGAGCTTCATCAATAACTCTAGATATGCTTGATATTCCTGATAGTATATTAAAATTGAAAGAAAAACTTACAAGTTCAACACCAGAAGAAGCACAAAAATTATTGAAAGAAATGGAAATAATATTAAAGAAACATTTAAAAGATACAGGTTTGTATGAATTAGTTGAATCTGGTGCTGGAAAAGGATGGGATCAACCCATGCAGATTCTTGTTGCTAAGGGTATTATTGCTGATACAAGTGGTAAACTGCTTGAACCAATTAAAGGATCATTTTCAGATGGATTGACAAATATAGAATATTTTAATGCAGCTGGTGGTGCTAGAAAAGGAATGGCAGATAGAGCTTTAAATACTGCTACAACTGGATATTTTACAAGACAACTTGTCTATGTATTGTCTCCAATAGAAGCACATCCTACTCTAAAAGATTGTAAAACAAAACGAACAGTTCAATTAAGATTGACCAATGATCTTATTAAAAGAATGACTGGACGATATATTATCAAAGGTAGTAATGTAATTCCATTTAAAAAATCAGACTATAATATAGGAGACGTTGTTAATTTAAGAACTTCTATTTATTGTGAATCTTATAAATTATGCCATACCTGTTATGGAGATTTATTAAAACGACACAAATCTCCTTATGTTGGAGTGCTAACAGGAGCATCAATTGGAGAACGTGGCACCCAGTTAATTATGAGAACATTTCACACTGGTGGTGCTGTTAATATAGTTGTTCGAGATATTTTATCTGATATTATTGATAACGATCCATTGATTGAAGCATCTAAACAAAAACTTGGTCAATATTTAGAACAACTAGATGATAAATTAATAGCTAAAAAACAGTGTAATATAAAAATTGATTTATCAACATATGAAGTGCAGAAATCTTATTTAATTGACGACGATAAAGATTATGTTTGGTTTAATCATCTCATATCTCAAATAGAATTTGATGATATAATTTTTAATATATCTCTTGATTATCCAGTCCATTTATTTAAACAAAAATTTCAAAAAATTGGAAAAGAAACATTGACCTTTGATTATTCTGTTGGAGATACAATGATGGAAACACCTTTACAAACAACAGAAATTAAAGAAGAGGTAAATTATATTAACAGATTGATTGGAGGTCGAGTAGTTTATAAAGATCCAAGTCATTTGTTACTAAAGGTTTTGAAAGTATATGGTGGTTCGGTATCCGATTTAGATTTATGCTATTTTGAAGTATTATGTTCACAGGTATTAAGAGATAGAAAAAATGAATCATTGCCTGCAAGAATGGGAAAGACTTGGGATCCCGTAATGATGAATATTAAAAGCACAGTATTTACTACAGGTTTTATTCAAGGATTAGCTTTTGAAAATATAAATAAAGCTATTGATACAGGATTGGTTTCTGAACAGGATCTGCCTCCATCAATATTAGAGAAATTGGTAACAGGAGAGGAATTAAGGAAATGATAATTGAAAATTACTTATCTGAAATTCAGTCTACCAAAAAACTATATCATATAGCTCAACAAGAATTAGATGGTAAAATAGTAAAACCCAAAATTCCAGAAAATCTTTTTACTAAATTAGGACTAGAGGATAAAACAATTCCAAGAATTTCTTTTGCTCCTACTATTAATCAATGTATTACTGCAATAGGAAACAATAGAATTGAAGGATCTATCGAAAAAAGATGGATAGTATTTGAACCCTCTAATTATAACACAATTAAAATAATATCAAATAAAGAGTTAATAAGAAGAAAGCTAACAATTGATGCAAAATATAGTGGTGAAATTTGGGTTACATCTACTATTGAATTTAAAGAAATTGGAGTAATTGAGGTAATAAAGAAAATTAGATTAGCATATGAAATTCAGCTTCCTGGTCACAAAGAAATATCTAAATTTTATCATTGGAAATATAAGGTCTTAGATGGAGACATAGAATGATTAAATTTCAATTATTAACACAATATACAGGATTAGTTTCTGAACAAGATATGCCTCCATCAATATTAGAAAAATTAGTAACAGGAGAGGAATTAAGAAAATAATGGATACAGAAACAAAAGTCACAATAAATTTTTTAGATAAAAATCCAATAGGTCTAAAAAACTATTTGCAGCATAGATACGCAAAAGAAATAAATCAAATAATGCAAAGGTTAACCTCATATTTTAATGAGAGAGTTGATATTCATTATACATTTGAAGATCAGGAACCTGTATGGTCTTCTGATTTAGATTTCTATTTAGCAGATAACAAATCTAAATATCCTATTGCAAATGCCGGTAATAGAAAATTACCTGTATGTTTTGTTATAAATCCTCCATGTTATAAAAAACCAAACTTAGATGAATGGATAATAAAAGATGAGGGAATATATTTAGTTGAACCTTTTAAATCTAAAAAACTAAAATGGTTATATAAGAAAAAAGTTAATACCATTTCATGGGAACGATTATTTAAGAAATCTTTGGAGATTAACCTATATGATTAAATTTCAATTACTAACACAATATACAAGAGTAGTAGATGGAGTTCGTTTCTTAAAAGAAAAAGATAAACCATTTGCATTATTTTATTTCTCCGAGAATTCAACTCTATATAATGACTATCCAAAGATGAATCTAATGAGAATAGATTCTAAATATGTAGTCGTTCCGATAACAAAAATTCCTGTTTCACGATTAACAGGAGATCAAAGAAAGATTTATAAATCATTTGGTTTAATTCCATTTCAATCAAATCAAGCATATCCTCCAAACTCAAATATTATATTTGATACAAGTCAGTATGTTTCATTAATAGATCAAACATATAAACCAACAACATATAGACAAAGAGCAGGATTTCTTCTTAATAACTTTTTTTACAAATCATTCAATTCCCTTCCTAATAATTATCAAAAGGTTCTAATTTACACTGTTGATATTAATAAACCAATAAATTCGTTTATAAATAGAAAAATATTTCCTATATTAAGAAACATGAAAGAAAATGAAATTTCATTTGATCATATGCTTTTAGGATTGGTCGGTGAGACATCAACTAGATATAGACTATTAGTTAAAGATAGAAACTATAAATTTGCAAGAGTTACTCAATATATAAGAAAAATTAAAATGGTTGATTCAGATGAAGAGAAAGAACAAGATGTTGAATCAGCAACCAACTCATTTGATGAGAAAGATTCTAAAATTAAAACAGCAATTCAAAACTATCTAAATAAGAATGATAAAGATCTTGAGAAAGTTTCTAATGATGAACTTGATAAAACAGAAAAAGATAGATTGACAATAGCTTCTATCTTATATAAAGTTACAGGAAACTATTCAAAATCTCAAAGACTTGCAAAATCTATACCTGACTCAAACATCAAAACTGCAGTTCAAAAGATAAGTAATTTATATAGAGATGATTTATTAACAGGTGAAAAAGCTGTTAGTCTTAGTGAGTCGTATATTATTCAAGGAATGAATGTTGGTAAAGCAGTCCAAAATAAAACACCAGAGCATATATTTGATAAAAGAAGAATCGACTTTGAAACAAATTTGAAAAAAGATATGTCCAGTGCTTTTAAAGTTTTACAAAAAGGAAATGTTCCTATTAAATTCAATTCAATTAAGGTTACTAGTAAAATATCAAGACCTGGAGAACTTAAAAAATCAGACGTTGCAATTGTATCTATAAGCGTAACAGATGCTGCAGGAAATGAGCAAATAATTGAATTTGAAATTCCTGAGATTGATCCTAACTCTGGAACTTTTAGAGTAAATGGTCAACGTAAATGTTTAATAAATCAAATAGTGTTGACCCCTATTAGCTTTCCTAAACCTTATGATTCTAAATTTGAGAGTTCATATTCAAAATTCCATATCTATAGTAGGAAGACCAAGAGATTGTCGTATCTAGAAGCATACATGGGTTCATTCCGCCTCCCATTGATGATCTTGTTATCATATAGTTTTGGATTTGAAGAAACAGTCAAAAGAGTAGGAATAAAATATAAAATTGTTCAAGATAGACCTGAAAAAGATGTAGTTTTTACACAGGTTCCGTCCTCATATATGATATTTGAAGGTTTAGATACTGATTTAAAACGAGAAATGGTAACATCATTTACTCATAGTAACATCAGTCAATATAAAAATGATAAAGAATTTTTATCAAAAGATTATTTCATAGATTTAATTATTCAAATGACTGGAAGGGTTGACTCAACATATTTGATAAATAATAATATTGAATACATTGTTGATCCAGTTTCAAAACAAGTTTTAATCAATCAATTATTACCATATAAACTAGAAGATATTATGCACTATATGGCATCTAAAGCTGTTGAAGGTTATGTTCAAGAAAGAAATGATATTCAATATCAAAGAATTAGAAATTCAGAAATTCTAGTTCATTTAGCACAAAAACAATTTCTTAAATCATATACTGAATATAAAGAACAATATCTATCAGGAAATAAAGATGCAAAATTTAATTTTCCACCTGGTTCTATATTAGGTCAATTTACTAATTTAGAGATTGTTCAAAATATGGAATATGCAAATCCAGTTGAAGAAATGGCAACCATTACAAAAATTTCTCCAGTTGGAAAAACTGTTGGTGGAGTTCCTGATAAGGAGGGATTAAATCTTGAAGCTCGAAATGTTCATAGATCATATTTTGGAAATATTGATCCAGTTGATACAGCAGAGGGTGGTAATATTGGTATAACCCAACAACTAACAGTTGATGCATATTTAACATCTTCAAGAGGACTTTTTGGAATTAAAGATTTAAAAAATGATGAAGGATCTGGAATACTATCAACGACTCTTTCAATGGTTCCATTTATTGAAAACAATGAAGGTGCCAGACTTATCATGGCAGGAAATCAAGGAAAACAAATGCTGCCCTTGAAAAATCCTGAACCTCCTATTGTTCAAACTGGATATGAGTCATTACTTTCCAATGTTCTATCTGATAGCTTTATTAAGAGATCTCCATGTGCTGGAAAAGTATCAAGTATTACAAATGACTTTATTGAAATAAGTTGTAAAGAAAATTCTAAAAAGAAAGTTGATATTACACCAGGTCAACTAAAATCTGGATCTGGAAAAAATACATTGAGCACATTTAGACCAACTGTGACTGTTGGTCAATCTGTTAAAGATAAGCAAGTAATTGCAGAAGGAGCTTGTATATCTGGAGGAACTATATCATTAGGAAGAAATCTTGCAACATGCTATATGCCATATGAAGGATATAATTTTGAAGATGGTCTTGTAATAAATGAAAGATTAGCAAATGATGATAAATTAACTTCCTTACATGGAGTTGATATTGAAGTAAAAATTGATCATAAAGATAGAATTTTACATATTATAGAAATGGGAGCTTATACTAAAAAAGGTGAACCTTTATTAATAAAAACAGCAGGAGATATTGAAGAACTACTGGGTTATCAAGAACAGGAAGAAGAAGGAGTTGATGTATATGAAGGTCAAATTGTTATAAAAAGTCCAGGAGGACAAGTTGTTGATATTGAAGTATTCTCTAATCTTGATATAGATGATTTTCCTTCTATTAAAAAGTTAGTTAAAAGAACTAACTTAAGACATAAAAAACCTGATAAAGATAAATATACAGATAGATCAATTTCAATTAAAGGAATATTAATTGTATTTAAAGTTGAACAAGAATTGAAAATTAGAGTGGGTGATAAACTCTGTAACAGATATGGAAATAAAGGAATTATTTCATTAATTGAAAAAGATAATTTAATGCCAAGAACACCTTGGGGTGAAACAGTTGATATAATTATGAATCCTCTTGGAGTTACAGGTCGAATGAATATGGGGCAAATATACGAATTATACTGTGGTCTTATTTCTAAAGAAGTAGCAAAGAGAATGATAAAGTTGACCAGACCACAAGGAATTGCATTGATGAAATCTGTAATAACAAAACTTGATAATACAAAAGATAAGAAAATTAGCACATCATTAATTGCTTCCTTAACTAAAATGAGTGATGGAAAATATAAAGAAATGTTAAGTCAAGTTGAAAAGAATAAATTTATACCAATAGTTATTCCTCCATTTCAATCTCCTAATCACAAAAGTATAGCGGAAGTATTAAAATTATTAAAACTAAAAACAGGATATAAATTAAAACTTCCAAAGTATAATACATTGACGCAAAATGAAGTTCCTTTTGGTTATGAATATGTTTCTAAATTAGAACATCTCGCAGATGCTAAATTACATGCAAGATCAACAGGACCAACAGCAGGAAAAGGAGGACAACCAACTGCTGGAAAAAGAAAAGAGGGTGGTCAAAAAATGGGTGAAGGTGATACATGGGCGTTAGCTTCTTATAATTGTCCAACAGTATTATCTGAATTTTTTGGTCCTATGTCTGATGATTTTGCATCTAAAAATGAAATGTTATCAGAAATTATACAAACTGGAACAACAGATTTTAAGCAAACAAAAATGTCTCCAACTAGAGATCTATTAAGTGCATATTTTATTTCATTGATGTTAGGAGGTCAATAATGAACTTATGTGAATATGGTTGTGGACAAGAAGCAAAATATAAAACATCTAATAACAGACAATGTTGCAGTCCTAAATTTAATTCTTGTCCAGGAATAAGAAAAAGAAATTCAGAAACAAATAAAATAAAACAGTCAGGAAAAAATAATCCAATGTATGGAAGAGAACAAACTATAGAATCTAAACTAAAAAATAGTGAGTCAAATAAAAAAGTTTGGAAAGATAAATCATCAACTTTTAATAATCCTCAATATAGAAAGAAATTAAAAAAAGCTTTGATAGAAGCATCCAAAAAAAGAAAAAGAACTATTAAAATGCTAAAAGAAAAATATACGCTATTTTCAAAAATTGAAGAAATGAGATATAATCCAGATAAACCAAAAGAAAAAGAAATTCAAGTTCATTGTAAAAATCATAATTGTTCAAATTCAAAAGAACAGGGAGGTTGGTTTACACCAACAAATATTCAACTATATGAAAGAATAAGAAATGTAGAACACCACGGATTAGATAACTCTTATTACTATTGTTCTCAAAAATGTAAAAATGAATGTCCATTATTTAATTTACATTCTGATCCATTTAAAAATAATGAAATACCATATACATCACAAGAGTATCAAACTTTTAGAAATTTCGTTCTTGAAAGAGATGATTATAAATGTCAGTATTGTGAAGATTTAGCAACAGATGTTCACCACGAAAGATCACAAAAATTAGAACCATTTTTTGCGCTTGATCCTAATTTAGCTTGGAGTTGTTGTGAGAAATGTCATTATACAAAAGGTCATAAAGATGAATGTTCAACTGGAGCTTTAGCTAATAGAATTTGTACAGATGGAGTCAATAATGAATGCTCCTAACTACAAACAAATTGACTTATTAAGAAAAGCAGGTTTAAGACCTGAGGTTGTTGCTTATATTATTAGAGATGGAGAATTTCTATTAACATATTCCAAAGAACATGATCTCTGGTTTGTTCCTCAAGGTGGAATTGATAATAAAGAAACACCTGAAAAAGCATTATATAGAGAGCTTGGAGAGGAACTAGGAATAAAATTACAAAAAAGTTTATATGGAAAACCTGAGTTAATACATTTAGATAAAATAATGTTTACAAGTGGAATTGGAAGCAGAGACTTAAGAACTGACTCTGGAGAGTCTGTAGTTATGAAAGGTAAATACTATTTACATTATGTAGTTCAATCTACTATTCAAGAAATAGATGTTAGAGATACCGAGTTTGATAAATTAATTTGGGTAGGAAAAGAGAAACTATATATTGTTCCAAAAATTATAAATGTATCCACAAAGAAAAATCAATTTATAAATGTAATGCCTAAATTGGAAAAATATCTAACATAGGAGGTCAATAATGAGCGGTTTAGAAGCTTTATGTGGCGATTCAATCATTCCACCTGAAATGGATAACTATGAAGAAGATGTTGATAAATACAATGATGTTGCTAGTTTTAGATATTCCGCTCTTGATATAATAAACTCTGTTGGATTAGAAAATTTTAAAGAACTATATATGGTTCAAATTGATGTTGTTAAAAATGAAACTCTACATGCACAAAGAACATTTCTTATTGAAATGCAACAAAAGATAAGCGAAATATATGACTGGGAATTTTCTGATGAGTGGGGATTAGTTGATACTACATATCAACAAGAACAATTATATAAATTTATAGAATTTCTTGAATTTGATAACTATTTATTTCTATCTTATGTTTGGAAATTTTTACTTGATGATCCTTTAAAACTTATGAAGCTTAATATTAAAGAATTCTGTAAATTAAATGAAATGAGGATTATTAAAGAAACAGAAGAACAATTAGAAATACATTCTCAAAATCAATTAGTTAATATATTTTTAAAAACTTTTTATAAAGAGAAGTATATTGAATGGTTTATAAAGAATACAAGCAAAAATAAAACCGTTATTATTACTGAAATTATGTAGTAAAATTTAAGTTTCTAACTGACTAAAATTTTTAGTTGATTTAAAATTTTTTTAGAACAAAAAAATAAACTGAATTGTGAGAGGAGAGAAGAATGGCAGAACCTATAATTAAAATTACGAAAGGTAATGTTGTTATAACAGGACCTAAATCTGAATTAGTTGAAGTATCCGAAACCCATGATGGTATAGCATTTAACTTCAAACGTGGTTTACAGGTGTATCAAGTTGAACAGTTCATGCCGACTCATATAAAACAACTTATCAAAAATACAACTGACTCATTTGAAGGAAATAATATTATTATAGATTTGGATAATGCTAGAAAACCTGTTATGGTTGATGCTACCTAATTCATTTTAAAGAAAATGTCTATATATATTAATAAGTGATAATATATGATTTGACTTATTTTTTTCAATTTCTGGGAGGACTTGATATAATTTCAGAACTGTGTAATTACAGTGCCATTAAGGGGATTAAATTCCCTGACATTAAATTACATCTTCTGCTTCCCAGAAAACATTTAAGAAAAAACATCTATATATATTAATAGGTGTAATAAAAATTTGACTTGTATTTTTAGTTTCCAAGAAGACTTTATGTAATTTCAGAGCTGATTGGTTCAGCATCTTACTTGAAATGAGACGTGAGGGTTCGATTCCCTATTTTAGTTACATCTATTACTTCTTGGAATCATTTTTATTTGGGGACAATAAAGAGAATTAACTTAATACAAGCGTTGGCCCGCCCGGATTAAATTAGTTCTCTGTCCCCACCAATTTTAGATGAGAAGACTTTATGTAGTTTCAGAAAAAATACAATTGGCGTATTCACTATCTACATATTTTTAATAATACTTCTCATCTTTACTTTTTCAAAAGACTTTATGTAATTTCAGAACCGATTGAGTTAATGACTTACATATGCTTCTTTTGAATACATCTTGTGAGGACACTGGGTATAACAATTTCAATATCATTCGGGGATCATTGTTAATTATACTGATATTGTCCTCACAATCTTTAATGGACTGAGTGTGATTTCAGAACTCGCAGAGAAGTTTCAATTACACTCAACTCCATTTTTTTGAAAGGAAAGTAATGAAATTCCTTAAACCAAAAATATTAGATATCATTGCTTTACGTTGGTTGTTAAAAACTAAAATAAAGGAGAAGCTAAATGCCAATAGGGGAACTGGGAATCATTGATTCGGGAATTTTACAATTCGCCCCGAAGGGAGCTTATTATGAAGAAAAGGATGAACAATATCAAGCAGTTAAAAACATGTGGATGCAATTATTAGATTACGACAGAACCTTATTCTCTTTAGTAATGTTATTAAATGGCACTGGTTTCTCTAAAGGAGCTATGAGTCACATCCTATTATCAAATAGTATAAAGAATGTGAATAATCTACCAGCAATTACAGATGGATTACCAGAAGAATTTGAAAAGGAGATTATTAGATATAATCTCTATAAAGAGAGAACACCAAGAGCATTGAAAAATCTATTAATGTTGGCAGGGGAAGAAGGACATAAAAAAATAAATAATTCAAAAACCAGAAAAATTATTTTGGAGTTCATCTTCAATCGAGATAATAAAAGTCTTGATTATCTTGCTGTAAATTATAAGATTAAACTTCAAAAACTAATTAAACATGCTCTTGGAAAGCAAGATCTCTATAAAATTTTAAATGGAAGCAATAGTGATACTATATTTAGAAAAAATATTGGCAGATACAATAATCATTCTTTTCCAGTTGTATGCCATATATTCAATAAACCTATTCCTTCCGGAACTTTCTTTCCAATGATTCAAAAGTATTATGAACTCAAAGATGCAGCAAAAATTGGAAATCTTGTTGAATTTAGAAAGCATATGAAAGGTTTTCCAGAAAGAACCGTTATGGGAATGAGAAATTTATATAAACTTGATATTCCCATATCTGATATAAAGAATGATACCCAGAAATCAGAGAAAGATAAAATTCAAGGAATAGCAGCAGCAAAACGAGCTGGTGCAAAGAAAGTAGATATTAATTATAAAAAACAAGATATCTATGATCTATTCAAGCTTCTATATTTTAAACTCAACACTAAAGATGAAGAGGATGTTGATAAAATAATAGAAGCAATGGATTATGTTACAGATAATATGATCAAACTTGATATTGGAGAGTGTATAGTTATTATGGATGCCTCTCATTCAATGTTTGGAAGTGAAGAAAGACCAATGCATCCATTTTTAACTGGACTGTGCATTATTGCAAACCTCGACAATGTAAAAGATATAATATATGTTGGAGGACAAGCAATTAAATTTTCAACAATTAATCCAGGAGTTATAATACCAAAGAATTATACAGATCTCTGGAGAGCATTAATTAAAGCAGTCTCAAAAGGTGTTGAAAATATAGTTATTATTTCTGATGGTTATGAAAATTCTATTAAAGGGATGTTCGGGCACGTATATAAGCATTTGAAGGAGACAGGATATAATTTTAAATTAACACATCTCAATCCTGTATTTTCAGCTGGATCCTTAACAGGAACCTCAATAAGATTAACAGAGGATGTTAGACCATTTCCAGTTGGAGATTATAAGTTTCTTGAAACTGAAATAATCTTTTCTAAACTTATCGAAGATAAAGATATGGTTAGAAAATTATTAATATCAAAATATAAAAGTCTGATTCAATGAGGAGAACTTATGTCAATTTTTAGAATATTAAAATTTTCAGATGAAGATATTGGAGCTGGAAGTATTCAGGGTGTAGATGAAATGACAGTGGTGCCTCTCATTGGTGAAAATCTAGGTAATGTAGCAGAACCACTTTCATTAAAATTCAAACGAACGGATAGTTATGGTTCCATGGTATATGAAAATACAGATAAGGAACTATCCGGAATTATTCCTACAAACATAATGGTTAGAGGATTTAATGCTCAAGATCATGCAATGGCAGGTTCAGGAATAATTACAGCAAATAAAACAACAAAATTCACTAATGCATGCTGTATTGAATCAGGTCAGGGAGGATATCTACAAGATAAAGGTAATGATTATGATATCTTACCAATTGAGCTTCGTAAAAATCTCTTACCATTAAAAATGAGAGACAAGAATAGATATGATAAATTATGGCCAGACATTTCAAAATGGTTAGCTGGCACAGGAGTTTCTAAATCAATAATGCAGTCACATTTAAGATATTTCTATGATAATCCTCAAATAAAGGAATCTCTTGAAGAGTTTTCTGCTTCCTTTGAACCAGTATCTAATCAGATTGGAGCTGTCATATTATTTAAAGACAAAGTTGTTGGAATAGAAATTATGCCAAGTGTTCAACATTGGGAAAGTTATTGGAAGTTATTAATTCGAGGATGTTACGGCGCCGAGTTATTGAGACTTAAAAAACTTGGCAAAATTAATTCATCTCTTAAACTACCAAAATTTAAGAAGGGTGATAAGGTGGAACATCTAGAACTAATTGTTGATAATTTTTTACATGATATTAGAAAAGATATTTTACAAATAATAGATAATATTAAAATAAAAAATGCCTCAATATTAAATAAAATTGAGAATTTTGAAACTATATTAATAGAAACAGATTCAGGTGGTGGGGATCTTATAACTCAAGATAAAAAACCTATATATCTTTCACTGGTTCTCTAATATGAATCAGCAAGATCTTGAGCATTTAGTCAAAAAAGTAAGGAGAAGGTTGGTAGCAATTTTCCAAAATCCAGCAACATCTCCTAGCATTATTGTTAAAGTTGCAAAAATTTGTAGTATTAAGATTCCACTTGAAGTTGAAAAACATTATTATGGTTCTGACGAACCCTAAAAGATACTCGCCCCTGCTATTACGATAGCTTGTGGAAGATGCTTTTAGTTTTTGATCTTAGTTATTTAATTAACTAGGATTGAGACTAATAGTATCTTCCACAAGCTACCGTAATAGCAGGGGCGTATATATCACCTTACTTTTTGTTGTCTAAACTTTTTTTGATGAGAGGTTAATTAATGGTAAAACTATCTTTAATTTCTGTTCCAGGGGATAGATATATGAGAAGAGTATCAGCAGAAAGATACATAGAGCAATTAGGAGCAGAAGTTTATCCCATTGCACTTATTAAGTTTCTATTAAATAAAAAAAGAATTATGAATTATTTCTCAAAAGCGGCAAGTAAAAATTTCAATCCAAAATTTAAATTTGACTTAAAAACAGATGAATGTAAAGAATGTCAACAAAAGAGAGACCAAGGAATGTTTTGTCGTCAGCATACATCAATTCAAAGAGTATTAAATGCTGATGAAGTAATGTATGATCTAGATACATATACCTACATATATCAAAATGAAATTTATCGAATGGTGGGAAATAAATTAGTTATTGTTTACTGTCCACATACAAAATTAATTTCAGGAGGAATTACAGATTCAAAAGTTAGAAAAATAAATCCTATAACAGTTGAAGATCCAGATTTAGAAGATCTTCCAGAATATAATAAAGTTCATAAATTTATATCATCACAATTATTAGATCGATATATGTCTTGCTGGTTTGATAATGAATTTTCAATTGTAACAATACCGATGGATAGAGATGGTCAAAATTGGTGCTTATTTCCAAACAGATAAAATTAAAAAGGAGAAAAACTAATGAGTGGATTTGAAGAGTATGGTGATTTACAAGGTGTTGGTTTTCAAGGTCAATCAGAATCCGTACCACCAGAGGAAGAATTTTTCAAGAGCATTTATATTGCTGGAATTACAAGAAAGAATCATATTAATATAGAAGAAGTAGCAGGCAAATTACAAATTAGAGGATTACAGTATAATGTAGATGAAGTTAATATGGTTATTACTCATACAAAACCAATACTTGTTAGAGAACCAGAAAAGGGAACTAGAGATTTATATTCTTGTTTTTCATATAAAAATGGTGCTCCGCCATGGCATGGGACAACTAAACTTCAAGATGGTAGAGACAGACCTTGTCCAGCAACAGCACCTGAAAGAGCAGTTAATGATTTTTGTGCTCCATGTAAAGCACAAATTATTGTTGCAGGAATATGTTGTAAAACCAATGGTTCTCCAGTTGTTGATACAGAAGGAAAACCAGTATTTATATTCCTAAGAGGTAAAGGTGTAAAATATGGAAATATATCAGGTTATCTTGATGAAATGTATAAACTAGAACTGTCTCCTATATTTGAACCTGTTACAACTCAAAGTCAAGAGTTTGAAAAACAAGTCGTTAATAATAAACGTCATGTTACCAGAATTACAATTGGACAATCAAATACAAGATATGGTGATAAAAATGTCTTTGTATTAGAAAAAGGTCCAGCATTAGATAAAGAATCTGTAATGAATATATTAAAAGTTACAAAACAAACTTTAGAAAAGTTTAATGAGAAGTTTGACTGGTCAAGAAAACGTCAAGCGGTGGCACCCCCAGTAGATGGAGTTTTAACAATGGATGCTCCTCCACCTGTATCTGATACTCCTCCAACTCAAACACAACCACAAACAACCCAAAAACAATTCACTCAACCTCCAGTTCAAAAAGAAGAAGATACCTCAGATAAGTCATTTAGCTTTGACAAAATTTCATTCTAGATAGTTAATCTTTACTAAGGAGATGCTAAATGTCAAATGAAAATATTCCAGTCGAAGAACAGAAATATTACGAGAAACTAAATATTTCAGTTCTTTCAATCAGCAGAATTAAAGAATTATTAAAAGATGATATTAAATCAACAATCATCTCCTGGCAACAAGGAAGAAATGTTGAAAGACAATGTTATAGAATTATTGGACCAGCTGGCGTTGGTAAGACTCAAATCTGTTATCAGATAGTTGATGAATTAACCCAAGAAGTAGGTCAAAAATTTCATATTATTATGATCAAAGCTCCCGTTTTATCAAGGGATGATTTTATTATTCCATTTCCAGTTATCGACAATGGAAATACAAGATTCAAAATGTTGTATTCGGATTTCGTGCCAGAAGGTAAAGATACCTATGGACTATTTGTTATTGACGAGTGTGGTCGTGGAGATCATGCATTACAACAATTATTATGGCAAGTTCAAAATGAATATGCCATCCATAGGTATGAGTTTCCAAAACATTGGTTTGTTATATCAATTGATAATCCAGATGATTCTGAATATTCAATGGATATAATTGAGGATGCTGCAGGACTTCGTCGAAATCTTCATATTTATACAGAGGTTAGTGCAAAAGATTTTCTTGATTATGCAATTCTAAATGACTTTCATCCATTTGTAATTGAGTATATTCAAACTCATCCAGAAAGGGTCTATGACTTTCAATCTCAAAAAGTAGGAGCAGTTTACGCCAATCCTGCAAGTTGGGAAAAGATTTCAGATCATCTATGGAAAATGGAAATAGCTCATGGAAGTATATTATTTGATAAGTTTGAACCCAAATGTTCTGGTTTGATTAATACTAATCAAACTAGAATGTTTTTAGAATTTGCAAGAGATAAGAAGGATATTAATCCAAGAGATATCTTTTATAATTTTAATAAAGTTGAATCTCAAATAAAAGATCTTATTAAAAATAATGATAACTCCAAACTTGGTGAATTAATGATAAGTTTCGGAACTTTTATGGTTACCACAATGCCTAACTATGAAAATGGTAACTTAAAGAATGTAATTGAGTTTCTATTATTAATGCCAATAGATACAGCAGCATTATTTATGTCTCAAATAGATCAATATGAAAGAAGCTCAAAAGCATTTCAATATATGGTAAAACTTCACATTATATTGACTCAAAGATCAAATAAATACAAGAAAGAATTCTATGATCCATTGGTTGGACTTGGACTAGAATAAACCAAATGTAAAGGAGTCAATATGCCTGGAAATCAAACCGATCAAAGAATAAAAGAATTACTTGCTAAATTTGTTCTAAAGTATGATTATTGGGGATATTTATTTTCTATAATAAGAAGAAAACCATCTGACAATTTTCCATCTATTATGGGAGTAGCACCTGAAATGGATGGAACAATAACTCTATGGTATAATCCTAAATTAACCGATGGAACAAATGATAAAAATATTAGATTAGTTCTTGAACATGAAGGAATGCATTTATTAAATAAGCATGTAGCAAGATTAATAAGAATTCTTTCGGATGAGACTGATATTACAAAGTTCCATATAAAAAGAGATTTATGGAATTTTGCAGCAGATGCTGCTGCTAATCAGCAAGCAAAATTTGAGCAAACACTTTGTATAAATGGAGAAACCTGGCCATTAATATTTCCAAGTAGTTTAAACCTTCCTGATGGTAAAACCACTGAATGGTATTTTCATGAGCTATTAAAAAAGAATAAAGATTCAATGGATAAGCTTTCAGAAGAAATGAAAAAAATCTTTAAGATGTTAGAAAATCATTCAGAATGGGGAAAAGGTTTATCTAAAAGTCCAGATCCAAATTCTTTATCAAGAAAAATTGATAGTTTTCTAACAGATATTATAAAAAAATCTGTTAGAAGTTTTTCAAAAGATAGAGGAAATCTTCCAGCACATATACAAGAATTAGTTGAACAAGCATTGGGTCCACCAAAAGTTCCATATTATGCATTAATTAAAAAACTTATTAAAGGAAGCAGACTATCTAAATTCAAAAGATCTCACACTAAAGTCAATCGAAAGAGAGGGTATGTATTTATAATTGGAAATAAAGGTATTCCAGAAATATCACCTTTTCCAGGTCGAACTAGAGATTTCACATTTAAGGTGGGTATTGTTATTGATACATCAGGTAGTATGTTAATACAATGGATTGCAGAAGGTCTCTCTGGTGTGAAAAATATATTAGAAAAAGATAGACACTGTCATGTTACAGTTATGCAAGTTGATACAGTAATTGAAAGTGAATATCAACCAAAGAAAATTAGAGATATTAAATTTGAAGCAAAAGGTAGGGGAGGAACATCACTATTTCCTGGTTTGGAAAGATGTAAAGAGTTAGGAGTTGATGTTTGTCTAGCATTTACAGATGGATTTTGTGAAAATATAAATCAAATATCTAGAAAATTATTACCAAAAAAAATTATTTGGATTCTAACTCCAAATGGAAGTATAAATAACATTAATAAAACTGGATATGTAATAAAGATTTAATTTCTCATCAAGAAAAGGTCTAGTTCTTTTATAAGGACTAGACCTTTAAAATGATAGGAGGTAGTGGAGTTTGCATACGCCAAAGAAGGAAACAGGTTATACTTCTAAAGATATTAGAGTTCTAGAAGAAATCGAACATATAAGATTGAACCCATCTATGTATATTGGGTCTACCAACAATCCAGTTCATCTTGTTGAAGAAGCAATTGACAATGCTCTTGATGAAGCATTAGCAGGTTATGCAACAATTATTGCTGTAGTAATTGATACTAAAAAACATATATGTACAGTAATGGACAATGGAAGAGGAATTCCAATTACAAATGATGCTCCTATAATTATATCATCTAAATTATTTTCTGGAGCAAAGTTTCAAGATAAGAAAACCGCATATCAGATAAGTAGTGGCATGCATGGTATAGGACTAATTGCTATCAATGCTTTGAGTAGTGACTATAAAATTGAAATATTTAGAGATAACAAGCATGCTTTATTTATCTTTAAAAATGCAAAATTAAAAAGCACATTAATTGAACCAAATGGAGATTCACGATTCTCAACAAAAATTGAATTTATTCCAGAAAAGAAAATTTTTGAAACTCTGATTCCAGATATTGATAGAATAAGAAAAAGATTGATTACAGCATCTGCTGAACTAGATGAGAAAATAACATTCGTTTTACAAGTAGATGATGAAAAGGAAATAATCAAATTAAGTTTGGATGACTATTTCAAAAATAATTGCACATCAACAGGTGAAGTAGAAACAACAATAGTTTTAAATTCTGTTCATAAACCAGAACAATTTAGAGTAATGATGGCGTATGAAGATTCAGGGTCAATATCTTCCAAGGTATTATCGTCAGTTAATTTATTACCAGTAGAAGGAGGAGGAACTCATGTAAATTGTTTTTATGAATTGCTTAGAGATTTCTTTATAACTAAAGCAAAAAAATTCAATTATAAGTTTCAACCAAATGATTTTCTCTATGGTTTAAGAGCATATTTAATGTTGAGTTTGATTGAACCAAAATTCTCAGGTCAAACAAAAGATAAGTTAACAAATAGAAAAGTTTATTTTGATAAATTTATAAAAGATTGTAGATTTCAATTAGAAGAATTTTCAAATAAATATCCAAAAAAACTTGATGAATTTCTACAGAGATTTCAAGATTATAGAAAAAAGATTGATGCAAAAAAATTAACAGCAAATGGTTCAGGTGGCAGAAGAGCATCAACAAAATTTACAAAGCTTAGAGATTGCACAAGTAGGAATGGAGAGTTATTTATAGTTGAAGGAGAATCAGCAGGTGGTTCTATTATACAAAGTAGAAATCCAGCTATGCACGCAGTCTTACCATTAAAGGGAAAATCAATTCCAAATGTTACAATGAAAAAAGAGATATTGAAAAATAAAGAAGTAGGTGAATTAGTTATGGCAATCGGAGCAGGAATTGGTCCTCATTTTGATATATCTAAAATGAGATATTCTAAAATCATTTGTGCTACGGATGCTGATCACGATGGTGCTCACATTGCTTGCTTGTTGACGATGGTTGTGGGAATACTATTACCTGAGATTATCAAGCAGGGTCGGTATTATATAGCACAGACGCCGTTGTTCGCAATCAATGAAAAGAAAGTATTTATCCCACTCTGGACAGAAGAGGAATTAGAAAAAGCAAGAAAAGCAAATAGAACTATTCAAAGATATAAAGGTTTGGGAGAAATGAATCCAGCACAATTGAAAATTAGTTTATTAGATGAAGCAACAAGAAATTTAACTCCACTAATATATAGTGAAAATATTTCTGGATTGACCAAGTTATTTTCGAGTGCTGAAGAAAAAAGAAAATTAGTCACTGGATAGAAAGGAGAATAAAATGGCAAGAGAAGGAAGGCAATGGACAAAAGAAGATCGAAAATTACTCTGTTTAATATTAAAAAAGATAGGGTTCAAATTTGAAAATTGTGAAACTGCAGAAGAATATTCGAATCTAAAAAGAAAACATTCACAATTATATGAAAAAGCAGCTCAAATTATGACAGTTATTTTTGGAGAAACATTTTCTGATTCCCAGTTAGAGTTACAAGTAAACAAAACAAATATGTATCGTTTTCGAGAAACAGGACAAATAAATGATTCTGCATTACAGATGACAGGATGTATGATTGATACTGGACTTATAGATGCAGAAGGATTTAAAAATCTACATCATACATATTTTGATTTGCTACACATCAAAAAGCAAGAAGATCAAATTTTAAAGAAAGCTGAAGAAATAATTGAAAGAAAAAAATTAAATAATAATTTTAATTTAGATAAAGAGATAGCATCTATAGATGATTTTATTAATGGAGATAAAACATGAGACAAAAAACTCTAACAAAACAATGTGATAGCTGTAACTTTTGTATAATGAATGAAAGGAATCAATTGTGTTGCACCTGGGGACATGGAAAATTTATTAAAGTTTTAAATACTCCAAAAAGAAAAAAAGGATATCCAAATTGTAATTTAATAAAGAGTTGAACATCTTAAAGGATGGAGAGTTTAAAATGGGAACTAAAGCAGATTTCTATATTGATAATATCGGGGACATGACCTGGTTAGGAAGTATTCATACACATGGAGAACCCTGGCATATTCCAATCAAATTATTAACAGAAATTAATCCAACTATGTTTGCCGAGGAGTTAAGCAATTTTCTCGAGACAGTAAGACATGATGATTACAAGTGGCCCTGGCATTGGGAAGATAGTCAAATGACAGATTACTCATATATGCTTGATTGTGAAAGAGGCAAAGTTGTTGGATATTCTATGAAGGATAAAATGATTTTTGATCCATTGAAAGTTATAGGAGGTGAAGATCTAAACTCTTCAAAAATTGCAAATGCTATACCAAACTTTCCAAAGCTAGGAGTGAAACATGGACCAACGCCTTCCAAACCTTTACAAGGAATACGGGACTTATTCAAATTATAGAAACTTTCCGCTTGATCTTGATGGATTAAAACCAGTTGAGAGAAGAGTTTTATTATCAGCATTTAAGATTGCAAAAACTAAATTTGCTAAATGCAGACAAGTCGATAGTTATACCTGTGGTCATTATCATCCACATGGAGAATGTTATGGAACAATAGTTCAATTAGTTAAGCAGGGGTTTTTAACAGGACAAGGAAATTTCGGAAGCAATGTCGGAATTGAAATTGTTGGACCAGCTGCTCCAAGATATACAGAATGCAGAATTAATGACTATACATTAAATCTGGCATTCAAGATGATCAACTATGTTCCATGGGTTCAGACAGAACTTGATGATAAAGAACCATCTTATCTTCCAACCATGTTTCCGATATGTTTAATAGGTAGGGAATATACACAGGGAATAGGTTTTGGATTTAAAACATTCATTCCCTGTTTTGAAGTGAAAGATTTATATAAAAGATTATTGTGGTTATTAGAACAACGAAAAACAAAACCCACAATAGCACCAATTACAGACTGTAAAATATTATCAGATAATAAGGTTTTGGAAGAGTTATTAACTATTGGAAAAGCAAAAATTGAAGTAACAGGAATAGTTAAAGAAGATGTAAGAACTAATAAAGTAATATTACAATCTTGGCCACCTGGTAAAAGGTTTGAAACAATTCTTAATAAATTATCAAAACATTTTGAAAGTGGTGAGGTTGGATTTACAGATCTGTCAGTATCAACTACACAAATTGTATTTCAAATTTTAAGAGAAAGAAATAGAGATGCAATTTATCGGAGGTTTGTATTAGATTTAAAAGAGGCAATTAAAGGATCAATATCATTTGAAACAATAACTGTCAATACAGATCAAAATGTAATCCATAAATCAATTGATAAAATGCTATTAGATACTTATTCTTCTTACTGTCAAACGACAGAAAAAATGATCAATGAGGAAATAAAAAAGATAGATCAAATTATTACAGAGTATAAAGCATTACAGATAATTAGACCAATAATTGCAAGTGGAATTTATCATAAGTTATCACAAGAAGAAATATTAAATGTAATTGAAAAAAGCACAAATGTTTCTAAGCAAGTTACTAAAGAATTAATTAATAAATATAAAATAAACAAATTATTAACATTGGATACGGATACATCTCAATTAAATATCAAAATAAAAGAATTAAATGAAATTTTAAAACAAATAGTTCCATATGTATTGGAGGATTATAATGGATTTATCAGATCGTGAAAAAGAAGGTTTTGTTATATGTCCAAAATGCCATGGAGACGATTATACAAGAGGGAGATGTATTTATCTATTAGATATTTGTATGAAATGTGGCGGGCAAGGTTATGTTGATTTTGTTGCAGCAGCTATGACTAATAGATATAGAACACCAGATAGGAGCAAACAACTTGATTATGCTATGAAAAATATTGAAATACTTCGTATGGAAATAGTACAACAGGGAGCATTGGTAGGAGCTAATGTGCGAACTAATATAGACATTGAAACCAGAGATCAATTCACGTATTCAATGAGACCAGAACTATCATTATATCGCGGAGGATATTAGTATGTATAAAATTGAAAGAAGATTTAGTTTTGCAGGAGGACACAGATTAAGTAAACATCAAGGATCTTGCAAAAACATCCATGGGCACAATTATATTGTATATGTTGGTTTGAAAAGTTATATATTGAATGAGAATGATATGATTATGGATTTCTCTGACTTAAAAAGTATTTTCGAAACTTATCTTCAAGAGTATGATCACTGTTTAGTTATAAATAAAAAAGATATGGAATGGTTAGAACCTCTTTCGCAGAAGATGAGTTGGAAGGTTAAAATAATGGATGATGAAGGTAGGGATCCAACAGCAGAGGTAATGGCGAATCATTTTTATAAATATCTTAAATCATTATTTGAAAAAGAGTTTAATAATATTCAGATTGATTATGTAACAGTTTATGAAAATGAGAATTCCAAATCAACATATACAGAGGAATAATTATGAATACCTCTAGAAATAATTTATTTAAAAAATTAAAACAAATGAGCGAAATTTATGAAAAAGAGAATAAGATTTCACATGAAATACTAAAAGAGTTTTGTCGAATAATGCTTTCAAGTTCATCTACCTCAATTACATTTGTTGCTATGTATGATGGTTGCTCCAATTTTCGTTCAGGTAGAAATTCTTATAAAAGAAAATTCTATCAATTATCAAGGTATATTGATCAGGAAATTGTTAATAAAATGAAAGACGAATTTATATTTAAAAGATATGATAAAGCTATGGATAAATTTTATGCTTCAAAGGGTAGTATGAAAAATATGATATCTCTTCGATTAACAAAACAATATAGAGAATCAGATAGTATTTTTAATTTTGATCTATTAGAAGAAGAAGAAGTCATTGAAACACCACCAATGCAATCATATCAATTTGATCCACAAAATTTAATGATATGAGGACATAATATGAATATTATTAAAAGATCTGGTTTTCTTATTTCAAGAAAATATGAGAATTTAGAATTTTATAAAATGATTAAAGATCATTTAACAAGAAGAATGAAGAATTTTCAAAATTCAACATATGATATAAGTTTATTTTATTTAGAGTCAAATGATTATCTATTAATACCAAGATGCTTTCCTTTAAAAAATTATCTCTTTGATTTTAAGATACAAGATATAACACATAAAGGTGAAGATATTGAAGTTCAGCATAATATTATTCCAAGAACTGAAACACAGAAAAAAGCAATATCTAAAATGTTAAATTCTGAAAATTGTATTTTACAATTATCACCTGGTGTTGGTAAGACTGTAATTTCAATATACACAATTGCAGTTAGAAAAAAGAAAAGTTTTATATTAGTTCATAGGGATGCATTAGCAGAACAATGGCATAATAGATTAAAAACATTTACTAATCTTGAAGATGATAATATTTCAAGATTAACATCTGCAACATTTGAAAAAGATCTAACAAAACCAATAATCATAAGCACATCGCAGACATTTATATCTCTTTTAAAGAGAAATAGACAAGCATTTTTAAGATCATTGGATGATGCAAATATCGGTGTCTTTATTGCAGATGAAGTTCACACATCTGTTGGAGCTCCAACATTTTCAGAATGTTCAATTCACATACCAGCAAAATATACATACGGATTGAGTGCAACTCCATATAGATATGATGGCAATGGAGATATAATTGAATACCATCTGGGAGAAATATTTTCTGATGATGATGTGGAAGGGACAATGGATGTAAGAGTAACAGCTATACTACTCGATTATCAAATTGATACTCCTAAAAGACATACTTATATTAGATGGGGTGGAGAATTTCAAAGAGCAAGATATTTCAATATGATGAAAAAATCAGAAACATTTTTAAGAGTTATAAAAGGATTGCTATTAAAATTCAAAGAAGATAGAGATCTATTATGTCTTTCAGAACGGATTAAATTAATTGAAGACCTTTACAACTGGTTACCATCTGATAGTAAATCAAAATTTTGTGGTTCAGCAAAGTTAGATCAATTAGATTATAAAATGACATTCACAACACCTGGTAAATGTAGGGATGGAATTGATGCACCACAAAAAGATTGTGTTATAATGACTTCTCCAATTACAAATATTGAACAATTAACTGGAAGAATTGTTAGAAAACATCCAAATAAAAAGACTCCAATTGTAGTTGATATGGTTGACTATGGATGTAAAGAAATATCAAGAACATTACATAATCGAATTAAATTTTATAATAAGAAAAATTGGCCAGTTAACTTTCTTTTGGCAACACAAACTAAAATAATTGAGTTAGATGAGGAACACGCATACGGAATTATTAATGGAGAAATGTAATGACCAAACGAGAAGAACTTATTGGACAAGGTCCAATGCAATTTATTTATTATATGACCCTATTAGAAGATAGTCCTTGTCAGATATGTATTGTTAAACCAATGTGTTCTAAATCATTTATGGAAGACACTGCATGTGATTTATTTTTAGAATTTATTGAGAAGAAAGAAAAAGAAGTAGAAGAAAAGGGTGTATGGATTTATTAATGAGGAGGGAAAATGAAATTTGGATTTACAGCAGATATACATCTATCTAGATATGGTCAAGATCCAATAGAAGACTCATCAGGTCTTCCAGAAAGATTACATGGACTAACTAGATCTTTATATTTTATGATGGATCATTGTAAGAAAAATGAAATAGAGAATATTGTAATTGGAGGAGATATTCTTCATGGAAAATCAATTATCTATGCATTAGCACAAGATGTTATGCTTCAATTTTTTAATGATTGCAGCTACTTTCAATTTTGGGTAATTGATGGTAACCATGATTTATCTGGAAAGGGAGAGGATGCTGTTTCTGCATTAAGATCATTGGAAAACATTTCAAATGTTCATTGGATAAGTAAGAAATCTGAAAAGTTTGAAAATATATTATTTGTGCCTTATTCGACTAAGGTTGTTGAACAGGTTAAGAAAGGAAAAGCAGATATACTAATTTCACATTTTGGATTAAGTGAAGGAGTGTTAAATTCAGGAATAAGTATCATTTCAAATATTAGTATGTCTGATTTAAGATCAAGATATAAACTAATTCTTCTCGGACATTATCATAAACCACAAGAAATTATTGAAGAACATACAAGTATGTATTATGTAGGATCTCCAATACAATTAGATTGGGGAGAAAAAGGAGATCCTAAAAGATTTTTGATCATTGATTCAAAAACATTAGAAGTAAAATCAGTTCTAACAAAAGGATATAAAAAATTTATACAAATTGAGTTAACATCAAAAAATAAAAAACAGATAATGAAAGTTGCAAAAGATGCACGAGATCAAGGTCATTATATCAAGATTCTAATGAAAGAAGAAAAAGTTGATATTACAGGTTTTGAAGACTTCAATGTTGTTGATAAAACAGAAGCTGATGTGACTGATAGAGGTATTACAAGCACAATGTCACAAAAAGAAAAATTAGAAAGATATCTCGAGATAAAAGAAATTCCAGAAAATGAACGTCAAGAATATTTAGATATAGGACTTCAAATAATTGATGCTTGTGAGGTGAATATATGAGAGAAATAACACTGCATGAAGTAGGGATGGAAAATTATGGACCCTATATTGATCCAATGATTCTATCATTTGTAAATGATAATATTACTCTTCTAACTGGTCCAAATGGTGTTGGTAAAACAATGGCGCTAGATGCAATACCATTTACATTATTTGGAACAACTAGTAAGGGATTGAAAGGAGATGATGTTGTCAATAACGTTGTTGAAAAGAACTGCCATACATGGGTTAAATTCTCAATTAATGATGATAATTATTTTGTAAAAAGGTATCAAAGTTATTCAAAGTTTGGAGGAAACAACGTTGTATTAAATAAGAATGGAGTTGATATTAAATCAGGATCAAAAGAAGTAATTCCAGAAATTGAAAGATTGTGGTGTTCACAAAAAAGTTTTATGAACACTTCAATGTTTGGTCAGAAAGTTAAAGACTTTTTCACTGATTTAACTGATTCAAAACAGAAAGAAATCTTTCGTAAACTATTAGGTCTTGATAATTATGTTGACTACTATAAAGAAGCAGATAATAATAAGAAAACAGCAGGACAAATTATTGAATCTCATGAACGACAGATGGGGATTAAGCAAGGATTAATTACTGAATCACATGAGAGGATAGAAGAATTAAAAAATCTAAAGATACAATTTGAACTTGACAAATTAACTAATATAAGGGATCTTAAACAATCGGTAGAACAATCTAACCGTATCATCAACACTTGGAAAGAAACTATAGCTCAACTACAATTAAAAGATTTCGATCCAACTAAAGTTCAAACAGAAATAGATGTCTTACAAAAAGATTTAGATTCTATTGAACTGCAAAATGAATCTCAAGAAAATCAACTGCTAACTCAAAAAGAACTTAAAATATATGAGTTAAAAAGTAAAGCAGATGAAGCTAAAGAAGATCTCACCATAAGTTACAATAAAATTAAAGACGAATCAGTAGCTGAATGGAGAGAAGGTGAATCCAAAATAAATAAAAAAGTAAAAGAATTAATAGAAGAGAAACATAAACTCGAAGTAGATGTTCAAACATTTAAAACTCAAGTTTTATCATTCAAGCAAAATATTAATAAAATCAATCAAAGCGTATTTGAATCTAAAATATCATCATGCCCAACTTGTCTTCAAAAAATTACTGGTGATGTTAAACAACATCTAAAAGATGAAATTAAAAAATCTGAAGATTCTATTATAAACTGTGAAGAAAGTATTAAGAAATTTAATGATAGTATTTATGCACTTGGTTTAAAAATTACTGATGAACAACAAAAGTTAAATAATCTCAACATTCAATATGATATTGAATTAAAAGTATTAAAACAAAATCATGAAGAAAAACTTGAAGAAGTAAATGAAAGAATAAAAACTGTTCTTGAAAAAGTTGAAATAGCTGGAAAAGAACAATTATCTATTCTTCGATCTAATTCACTTATAAAGATCAATCAATTAAATGAATCAATAAAGAAATTGTTATCCAAAAAAATAGAAGTTGAACTTATTAAACAAGAACTAGAATCATCTAAACAATCTTTACAAATAGCAGAGAACACAAAACAAAATCTTTTGAGAGATATTAGACAAAAAGAAGAAGAAGAATATAATGAAACCCAATTGAATGGTTATATCAGTAGAGTTATAGAATATACAAAAGAGATTCAAGCTATTCAAAAATCAATTATATCTGAAAATAGACTATATCAAATATATGATTTTTGGAAATCTGCTTATTCACCCACTGGTATTCCATCAACATTAATTGATGAAGCTATTCCATTTATGAATAAAAAAGTATCTGAATATTTGGAGGAAATATCAAATGGTCGTTATATTATTTCATTTGATACCCAGGATGCAATCAAGTCAGGAGAAATGAGAGATAAAATTTCAGTTAAAGTTTTGGATACACATACAAGAGCAAATAAAAGACTTCAGTTATCAGGTGGTCAAACAAGATTAGTTGATATTGCAACAGTATTAACCCTTGGAGATTTACAATCAAAGAATTTAGGAATAAAAGTAAATCTATTAATATTTGATGAAATCTTTGATAGTTTGGATGCTCAAAATATTGATTATGTATCTAAGGTATTAATAAGATTAAAGAAAGGAAAATCAATATATTTAATTTCACATACTCACCAAGACCAACTAGAAGCAGATCAAGTTCTTCAGTTTAAATCATAAGGAGGTTTAATGATAAGAATAGTAAATTGGTTGTTAACTCGTAGATGTAACCTAAATTGTGACTACTGTGCAATTGTAAAAAACTATCCCACCATGCCTTCTGAATATCCTCCTATGAGTCATTATATAAAAAATGAAATGACCACAGAGCAAGTTATCAAAGGATTAGATCAATTTCAGTTGCACAATCCAGATTGCTTTCATATCTGGTATGGCGGCGAGCCAATTTTGAGGAAAGATTTAGCTGATATTATCAACCACTGTAATGAAAATTATATTCACTACACTATCATATCAAATAATACAAATGAAATTATTCCATTGATTGAAAACTTATTTGATAACGTTGATCATATTCAAGGATTTACTGCATCTGTTGATCCATCATTTAATGAAAAAGGTAAGTTTGACAGAATAATAAAAAGCATATCTGGTTTTGAAAATCTTTTAAAACTCAAAGATCGTATTAATGATGTTGTTGCTGAAATAACAGTTATGAAACATAATGTAAAATATCTATATGATCTTGTTAAACTATTAACAGAAAATGGGATCAGCAGTGATATAACATTTGTTGATATAGCAAAAAGTCCATTTTATGATTTCTCTAATATAAGTGATGAAAACTTATTGGTAGAACAATCTTCAGAATTATCTGATGTATTTGATTCGTTAAATGATAGTGATTTAGATATTCATATGAAAGAAATCTTATTACCAAAAATCTGGGAAATTCTACCATCAGAATTAGATTGTGAATTGGAGAAAGATCTTCATAATGTAACCGTTGATGCAGATGGAACGATTAGATTATGTTTAAGAATAAGAGGAACTCATGCTCCAAAATTAGTTAAGGTATCAAATTTAATCGACTCAAAAGGTAACATATCATTTATTGCTGAAAAAGCAATTTCAAAAGATAAAGAAGTTCATTGTCTAGGATGTAACCATACATGCTTATTAATGAGTAAACATATTAATGAAACAGATCAAGGAACAGAAGATTTAATTCATCTCGATAGGAGGGTATAAAAATGGCAGCAGAAGAGCAGATTAGAAATGCAGTTAAATTTTGGGAAACCATATATGAAGCTGGAGAAGCAACCATTCGATTTATTAAAAAGAGTGGAGTTTCAAGAACTATGAAATGTACCTTAGATTTTGAAAAAATTCCACAGAAACATCATCCTAAAAGTGTTAATATGCCAAAGATATTAAAGTTGATGCAAAAGAGTGGAATAATTCATGTCTATGATTTAGATAAAGGTGACTGGAGATCAGTTCCATTTGCAACTGTTGATTGGTTAGAAACTTCTGATCAGAGATATAAAATTTCACCTATAAAATAGGAGCAATTATGGATATTATAGATCAACTTTTAAAAGATATCCCATCAAGTGATATTACAGTACTGATAAAGGAATTTTGCACAAAAATATGGGAAGAAGAAAGCACAAAAGTAAAATATCCTCAAGTACTGCCAAGTGGAGCAAATATATTTCTTGCATTAGAAGTTCCTGCTAAAAATAAAGGACACATCTCATTTTTAACATTAGAAAGAGATCCAATGGATGAATATATTTCTAATTACTATTCAATAAAAATAATTGATATTCAAGGTGCGGATTTACCCCAGATGCCACGAAGACATCAATCTCATAAACTTGAGGGAAGATCAGCAAAAAAAATAATAACTGAATTTGCAAAACTTATAAAATTCTATAGAGGGGAATAACAAATGCAATTGGGAATGAAAGATCTTTATGAAGATTATGATATTAGAATAAATAAACGTTATACATCTCTATTAATTTCGCATCAACCAACTGATTTATCAGCACAGGATCATACTGAAGCATTACCAACTAAACGAATAAAAGTATTACCAACAGATGAATATCTTAAAAAATATTCATTATTATCAGAAAAAACTTCAACGATTCTTCCTCCTGGTTGTAGATATATTGAAACGCTTAAAAATGGAGGAAGAATATATGTTATTGAAGAACCACCCCAATTTAGAACAGTAGCAATGTCATTAAACTTTGATCTTATGTATGAAGAAATTAAATCAAAAGGATTACTAGAAGAATATGATATTAAAGGTTGGTTAGAGAGCAATGTTACACAAACTTCATCAACTAACAGATACTATAAATTAAATCTTGCATTTCCATATGTTGTATTTGTCATTTATATTAATGAAAAAGCAAATGTCGAAGTTGGTTATTCTTTTATTAGAACTAGTCAAATGATAGGATTATCTGATTATCTTTTAAAAATGCCAATGTCAAATATTGCAGAAAGTCAGGCAATATGTTTTGGTGATAGACTTAATTCAGAATCATATAACACAGATCATGAAGCTGTTAGATCAACTATTGATATATTTTGGACAAGTATCTTTAATACAGACTACACATATAACATCAATGCATATAAAAACGTTGTAGGAATATCAAATTTTTTAGAATGGCAATATCTATCAAGAAAAGATCCAATGTTTGTATATGTCGCTGACTGGGTTAGATATAATCACAATATCTTTGAACTTATTAATATTATAAAAGAAAGAAGAACCAGCAGATCAAATAATAATGGTAATTCAGATACTTATACTACATTTTTAAAAACCTTTACAAAACCCGCAATCATTGGAGAAATTCAAACTGGAAAAATTAATAAAAGAGTTGATCAGCTTTATTATGACATCACTACTGGTTTTTATATAACTGATATACTTAAATTAGAAATTGGAGATTCTTTTGAAAATGTAAATAAAACAAAGAAATATTTCGTTATTTCATTTATTGGCATTAGAGGAGACGATCCTAAAATAATAAGAATTTCATATAATGAAAAAGTATTTAATTTTACACTAAATAGAAAATCTATTCAATATTTAAAAGAAAGAATTGAAGAACAGCGATTTATTAAAACTATTGATCTTAATGGATTCATTATTAAATCCGGTGATATTATTAAATATATAGATATCACTGGGTCAGAAGTATGTAAAAAAATTTACTATATTAGAAAATGTATAGATGGTCGACCAGAGATAAGAATGGGAAATAGATATTATTTAGCTAACAATCTTCCAAAAGGATTAGAAAAAGTAGATACAGATAATTTAAGCATATATGATATGAATTTGAAAATAGGGGATGAATATTTATACAGTCATTCTAATGCAAGTGATTCTCCTATTATCAAACAAATAGAAAGATGTATATTTGATAGTATTGATGTTGCATCAAATAATGACTTGATGTTTAAATTTAAGTCTATGGATCCTCAAAGACAAAATGCCGACTTAGCAGTATATAGTAATAATACTTCAAACAATCGTCGCAATAGAAGAATATATCCAAAACTTGATTATACAGCAATATGTCAAAATTCTAAAGCAACTTCAGTTGGTCGAAGTATTATGGAATTTATAGAGTTTGATGATAATGGAAGCACAATTCCATCCATAGTCTATAAAACACCTACTCACTATAATATTAATGTTAATGCACTTTGTGAAAAATCTAAATCAGAAAATATTAAAAATCTCATTAAGAATGATACCACATTTGAAATAGATACCCACTCTGGCATTGTTAAATTTGAAGTTGGTGATCTAGTTGTAGTTGCAAATTGGACAAACCCTTTAAGTGTTCTAGATATTAAAAGAATTGAAGCATTTAAAATAGAAGAGAAAGTAAAAACCATTAACATATCATTTATATTAGCAAATAAACTAGGAAATCTATCTGAAGAATTATTTGTAACTGGTTCTAATGTTCGTATTGGATATATCAGAAAAATTACAACTAAATTTCAACAGGTATCTGCTGGAATGAAGATTAAAGCAGAAAAAGGAAGAATATCAAATTTTCCAAAAAAAGATTACAATATTATTGTTGGTATTATTACTGACGGTCCGCAACCATTAGTATTATGTTCAAATGGTTGTACTTTATGGTATGAAGATGTTATAGAAAATTTCAAACTAATTCCAATAAACTCTATACTATGGAAGAGCAATGATCATGTTGAATTTGATCTAAAGAAAATTAAACTTCAATCGGGAGATATTGCTATTCCTAATTATTATGGTAATGTTAATGATCCAGGACTCTTGATGGTTCAAAGTCAAATGAAAAGAGCTTTGAGATATCATCCATTAGACTCGTATTCAAGAAGGTATGATAGTTATAGCGCTAATTCTGATATGTCGCTTCATAAAGACTGTACATTACATTGTATACCAAATCCAAGAGTTTCAAAATCCGAGCAAGATAAAAATGGTTTTATTAGAGCAGTTCCTAATTTTCATGGAGGTTTTTATCTAAGTGAAAACTCACACTTTCTATATGTAAATGACTCAAGGAGCTTAATTAATGTTTAAAATAGTAGTTGCCGATGGAAAACAAGAACTACCAGATGATGATATTTATTATATAGTTGCAAAAGAAGGTATTTTTATAAAAAAGAAATTGGGCATTATGGATAGTGTATCACCAGTTAAAAATATTTCAATATTAAAAAGTGTTCAAGCAACAGCAAAGATGAATATTGAAAAAATACCATCAATATCTATAGCTAAGGTTTCTAATTTCTTTAGAGCTGTTCAAAAAGAACATAGATCAGAAGCAATTGTATTATTATTTTATAATGAAAAAACTAAAAAATATAAGTTATTTCCGCCAGCACAAAAAGTGAGTCCTGCATCAATTGAATATAATAGGGCAGTTGTTATAGATGGTTGGACCATGATTGGTGATATTCATAGTCATAGTTCAATGTCTGCATTTCATTCAGGAACAGATCAAGGAGATGAGGAGTCTTTCGATGGATTACATATTACATTTGGAAATATGAACTCTGATTTAATAAGTATCTCCGCCTCAATTGTTTCAAATGGTAACAGAGTAATAGTTAAACCAGAAGAATATATGAAAGGTATAGAATTAAAAGAAGAGATTGATGAAGTTGAGCAAATTCCTACCACAAGAGTTTATAGGTGGATCAATGGAAAAATGGTTGAAACAACTCCAAAATTTACAACCGCAGGATTTAAAACCTATCGTAAATATGATAAACGATACAAGGTAGTAAGTGAGAATGCTATTAAAGCTCAAGTTCCACCCTCATGGTTAGATGCTATTGAAGAACATGAAGTTCGTCATATTTATGGTAATTTTAATCAGTCATTCATAAATTGGCCAGAGCATTATAGACATGGATATCCTCAATTTAATCGCGGACCTTGGGCTCCTCGTATTAAAAATGGATGGAATAGAAATTTTGATCCAGATGTTTGGAGTAGAGAATCTATTAAAGTTCCACCTCAAAATGTTGGAGTTAAAACTAAACCTATTACATTTCCTCCGCATGACCAAGGTCCACTTATTACTGATATAACTACTCCTACCAAACCAACTCCTTGTGAATCCTGTGCATTCAAGGAAAGAGCAATTGAATATGTTGCTAAAATAATGGTAGAGAAAAATCAAGGATCCATTGAAGAACAGGAAGATGATATATTTGATAAAGAGTCATATGAATGTGAGAAGTGTAATCTAATTGTATCATTTTATTATGATGACTGTGGAGAAATTAAAGATGATATTATATGTCCATCATGTAAATCAGATGAGCATTTAACCCTACTTGATATAGGATTAAAGGATAAAGATGAAGATGAAGATGATGATCCCTATAATTTTGATGACTATCTTTCTGATTTAAAACAAGATTATAAAATCAATTGTAAAACTTGTGGAAGTCAGTTTGATTTATCAATGACAAAAAAAGATGATAATGGAGTATCATGTCCATTCTGTGGAAAATTATTATCTACAGAAACAGAAAGCGATCTATTAGATTTAGATGGAGTTAATATAAAGAATATAAGCGAAGAAGAAATTTCTAATTATAAAGCAGCAAAAGAAAATCCAAATCCATCTAATATAATACCAGATCCTTCTAAACAAATGGTAGCAGACAGTATAAACTCACTTAAACAATTATTTGAAAAATTTAGGGGAAATAGATGAAAGAATTATCCATTAAAATCATTGGGTTGGGTGGCGTTGGTTCAGTATTATGTGAAAAGATAGCAAGATTTTTAAATTACGCCACAGATATTAACGCAAAGTTGACATTAGTAGATGGTGATTCGTATGAAAGTAAAAATTATCAAAGACAAGAATTTACACAGATGGGAAATAAATCTAGGATTAAAGGTGGAGATTTAGAAAATAAGTTTCCAAATATAGATTTAGATTATTATCCTGCATATATAAATAATGTAAATATTAATGAAGTCATAAAGTCAGACGATATTGTATTTCTATGTGTTGATAATCATAAAACTAGAATGATCACATCTAAATACTGTAATATGTTAAGCAATATTACTTTGATATCTGGTGGAAATGAATTTACGGATGGTAATGTACAAATTTATGTCAGGAAAGGGGGGAAAGATTTAACACCTGATCTCTGTTCTTATCATCCAGAAATTGCAAATCCCGCAGATAAATTACCAGAGGAAATGAGTTGTGAAGAATTAGCAAATTCAGATCCTCAACTCTACTTCACCAATGTGTGGGTAGCTACACTTATGTGTGCAGCATTTTATAATGTAGTTATAAAAAATAACATTGGACCATCTGAAATTTATTTTGATATGACACAGATGTCCGCTATTGCGAAAATAAGAGCTCTTAAACAATAACTGTAAAACAAAGCAAGGAGAATTAAAATCATGGCAAGCGAATATACTTATGAAAATCTGGATAAAATGACCGTCCCCGAACTTCGACGTCTATGTGTTGATAAACTTGGAATTCCAGGTATGACCAAAAAACGCAAAGATATTATCATTAAAGCTATTATAAAGCTTCAAGGAAGTTCATCCAAACCCTCAGTAGCACCTACTGCAGTAGCTACTGCACCAAAACAAGAAGGTCCATTAACTGAATTAGGTTTTTCTGGACATAGTGTTTTAGATAAACCCTATGCATCATTTGGTAATAAAATGAAAACCACAATTCAGGTAACTTGTGGTGCTAGTTCAGGAGCTTTTCCTGTTGAAGGAAAAAGTGTATCTGAAGTTGGTGAGTTCCTGCGGGAAGTTCTGAATGTGGATAAACTGTCCACAGGTCTGGTCAATGGAAAAGAAATCCCTGGAAGTTATATACTGAAAAACGGAGATAGTTTGGAATTTATGAAACCTGCTGGTCGTAAAGGTCGTTAATTGTGCTCCGAGGATGGGGATTCTATTGGATCCCCATCCAATTCTTCAGAAAGGAGATCTTAATCTTTGAAATTGGATAGTTTAACAATAATTGGAACTGGAACATTAGGAGCACATCTTTGTAAACATCTTGCTGAAAGTTCAGAAATAAGTAAGTTAATATTAATTGATGCTGATACAGTTGATTCAAAAGACATATCTATTGGTATTTTTAAACAAGTAGATATTTGTCAACCAAAAGTACATGTATTGCATGATATGTTTTCTACTTATGATACTGAAATTGAACCAAGGGTAGAGTTTTATAAAGATGGTATTACACAATTAGCACCAACCGACCTTATAATTGATTGCAGAAATGTGTTTGGAAAAAGGGATATTAACATTGATTTAAAAATGTTTATAACAGAAAGGATTTTAATATTAGATTTTGAAAAGAGATTTAAAAATGAAAGTCAATTAAAAGGAGAGTACTCCTATAAGTTATCAAAACATGAAATAAGTACAGCTGCTCATTATGCTACAAATTTAATATTATGTAGCAATATTCTAGAAGAGTTATTAAAAAGTCAATCAGTTAAATGTATTCATATTGATACAATTAAGTCAATAATATTACAGAATATATGCAGTTCAAAACAAAGATATGATATAGTTTATGATCTAGATAAGGATGTGGAAAGATTACCACGGATTCATGAAGTTATACAACCAATACTAAAAAAGAATAGAACATCTAATTTAAAGTTGGCAGTCAAAGAAAGAAGCTCAATTGCTAAAAATATTTTTGAATTTCCAGATGCACCTAAAACAAAATATCAAATAATACCACAAAATAGTTTAAGACAACCAGAAGATGTAATTAATTTTTTGAAAAAAATAGTTCAAACTAAAAACGGAACTTCGAAACTTAGACCGGTTCTTATACATGATGAAATTTATATTTTGTCAGAAACAGGAGGTGCATAATATGATTCATCACAATGTAACTATATGTGGAACCGGAAATATTCCATCCACGAATTATGATTTTTACTTTGAAAAAATAATTCCAAAGTTTACTTTACAAAATAAAACTTATCGACAAATAATCAATATACATAAAATTTATCATTTAGAAGGATTTTGTATTAAAACATACGATACTAAATTAAAAAAAGTTATGGTATATGGATGGCATCCTAATGTAGATTCTAAAACAAATGAACTTTGTTTATCCAATGATCTACAAGGACAATATGTTCTGGATATTGAAAATCTGAAGAATCTATTAATTAGTATGCTTGAAGTTTACAACCTTGATGAATGTTATAATACACCAATTGCCAATCTTTATGAAACAAAAAATGTTGATGCTCAAGGACAACCATTCTACTTTAATCTTATGAAAGGAATTATATACAATGAACAATCATCCATTAGATCAATATATTGAAAATAGAATTAAAGAATATGTTAGGAATAATGAGACAATTATAAAAAAACAAGATGCACAAGTTATTATTAATACCTTAATGCCATTAGTTGATGAGATAATAGCAGATAAGGTAAAGCAGCATTTAAAATTTATAGCACAATATTTAATAGATTCACTTAAATCAAAAGAGGAGAAACCAGTAGATGCCAAAGATACTGAACTATCAACAGTTTTGTGAACAACTAGAAGAAGTTACATCCTTAAAAGTAATAGCAAAAAAGAAATTTCACCCTGATGGTCTATTCTCCGAGCAAATTTTTGGACCAGTTAAAAATTACACTTGTCAATGTGGAATATATTATGGACCATCCAATGTAAAAACTGGTAGTAAATGTAATCTATGTAAGGTAGATATTGTTAATAGTGATGTAAGACGAACAAGATTTGCAAAAATTATATTACCGTTTCCAATAATAAATCCTTTATTTTATGATCTATTAAATGAAATTGGTGGAAAGAGTATAAAATCAGCTTTAGATGACTTAATGAAAAATGAAAAAAGTTATATGTATATTGATGGTCTGGAGCATGTAGTTGCTAGTGAAGATATTAGACCAAGCGGAGTAGAAATCTATGAAAGAACAGATGCAATTTATAAACTAATTTATGATGTTTCTAAAGGACTATCAGATGAAGGAATAGAAGACTGGAAAATTATCTCAGAGAATATTGATAATCTTTTAATAAATCAAATAATTGTATTACCTCCCGATCTAAGACCTGTATCAAGAGGTGGGGCGGGAAAGCATTTAATGGATAAAATTAATAGATACTATGTTCAGATTCTAACTAATAAAACTTTAATGCATGGTACAAATATAAATGTTCAAAGAGATAAAAATTTATACTATACATATTTTAAACAGATACAGAAAAATGCGAATGAGTTATATAGCAGAATACTTGAAAAAATGGCAAAGAAAGAAGGTCTAATACGTGGAAATATTTTAGGGAAGAGAATAGATTTTTCAGGTCGAGCGGTAATAACCCCTGATCCTTCTCTTTTATTAAATGAATGTAAACTTCCATACTTTATGGCATTGGAAATATTTAAACTTCCAATTGCAAAACGAATAATTGAAATAGGAAGATTTAAATTATTAAACGATGCATTAGACTTTGTTGATAACTGTATTGAATTTAGAAAACCTGACCTTTTTAAAATATGTAAAGATACAGTTGAAGGTGAGATATGTATATTAAATAGACAACCATCTTTACATAGACTTGGAATGCTAGGTTTTAAAATTCTAATTACATCGGATCAAGTTATTAAAATTCATCCATTAGTCTGTGCTCCATTTAATGCCGATTTTGATGGAGATCAAATGGCAATCTATATTCCTATTACAGAAGAAGCTAAACAAGAAATAATTGAAAGAATGTTACCTTCTCGTAATTTGAGCAGTCCATCAAATGAAAATTTAACAACTACCCCAAGTCAAGATATTATATTAGGAATTTATTTTTTAACTACAGGCGTATTCGATGGTCAACTGGATGATCAAACTGGTTTAAGTATTTTTAATGATGCACTACCAGATAATTATCCAAAAATTAATGAGTTAGTAAATGAAAAGAAACTTTTATACATTTTAAATGATATAAAAGATAGTTATCCAGCTGATGAAGTTATTAAAGTTTTGGATAGAATTAAAACAATTGGTTTTACATATGCAACACTATTTGGTTGTACTATGTCATTAGAAAATTTTCAATCAAAAGAACTAACAGATTTAAGAGATGCAATATATTTAAAAAGTACAATTAGAGAACAATTAATAGCTCTATCAAATAAGGGCATTATACAAACTCTAAGAAATAGTTTTGAATATGCATATATGATTGAATCTGGTGCTAGAGGAAGCTGGGATCAAGTGAAACAGATTATAATGTCCAGAGGATTTGTATCTAACTTTGATGGAGAAATTCTGCCGATTCCTATTAAACATAATTTAGTTGAAGGATTAACTGAAAAAGAGTTTTTCTACTCAACATATGGATGCCGAAAAGGACTTCTTGATATTGCATTAAATACAGGAACATCAGGTTATCTTTCCAGAAAGTTAATTTTTACTTGCGCTAATCTTCAAATTGATACAGAATTAGATGACTGTGGCACAACTGATCTCCTTGAAGTTTATGTTAAAACTAAAAGAAAAGCAAGAATGCTAGTTAATAGATATCAACGAGTTAAAGAAAATTTAGAAGTTATTACTAAAGAAAATTATAAAGATATAATTGGAAAAACAATTTGGATTCGAAGTCCTATATTATGTAAGTCTCCAAAGTTATGTAATAAATGCTATGGTGACTTATATAAAAGATTAAATAGTCGCTTTGTTGGTATAATTGCTGCGCAAACTCTTGGTGAACGAGGAACTCAATTAGTTTTAAGAACTTTTCATACATCAGGATCAGCTATTATACAAGGCGAAGGTTTAGAGGATGAATCATTGAAACAGAAAGATATTATTGGAGATTTAGCAACTGTATCACAGCTTCTTCACAAATTTAAAAATAAAACATACACAGATATAGTTGAAGAATTATTTGAAGTGTATAATAAAGATATCTATCATGTCCATTATGAATGTGTTGTTGCTCAATTAATGTGGAAAGGATTTGAAAAATGGAGACTTATAAAAGATAGACATCTAATAACACCAGATTATTATTCAATTCAATCAGTTCCGAACCGTGAAAGTTGGATATTAGCAATGGCATTCTCAAATCCAAAAAGAAGTATTTTGCAAGGAATTTTAAATCAAGGAAAATATTCAGGTATAATGGATAAAATTTTAAAAGGAGAAATTATATCATGAGAAGTTCAAAAAGAATACCTGAAATGTTAAGAATAATATCGAAGGTTTGGTATACATATCCAGACCTTCGATTGGGGCAACTAATATTAAATGGTTGTCCAACTGATGAAGGATTATATTATATGGAAGATGAAGATCTTCTAGAAAATTTAAAAAGATCTTATAAGGAGGAGTAAACTTTGAAATTAATTAATCCAGTTTTCAAAATACAAGATCCTAACAACAATATCTTCACGATTCGAAAAAAAGATCAAGATCAACTCTTAACAGTAACAAGACAAATACTTCAACCTGCAATAGATTTAGGATTTACATTAAATGAACTTACTTTAAAAGATTCTAGATTTTCATCTGGAGAATTATCGAAAACAGTTAAACAAACCCTTGCAATTAAATTACAAAAAGGAACTTCTAATATTGATTTAAGTTTACAGATTCCTAAATTGGTTGATAATAATTATATAGTAATTAATGGTCGTAGGAAAATTCCTCTCTTTCAATTATTTGATATTCCAATTGTAACTAGAGGAGAAAATATTAAGTTACGAACTAATGTAGCAACCCTAATGATTGTAAAAGATAGAGATCCGCCATTTGTTAAAGTTAGTTTTTTAGGAAAAAAGATTCCTCTATCAATACTATTATATGCATATTATGGAATTGATGAGATGATAAAAAATAAAGAGTTTGATCTTATAAATGTTAAAATTGAGGATTTAGATCCAGAAAACTTAATGGATTTATTAATAAAAGATTGTAAACTCATATATAATGATCTACAAACAAATATGACACAAGATGATTTTATTCTAGAAATTGGAAGGGTTTATTCAAAATATAATTCCAAATCTAAAGGTCATGACATTGTTTATGCTTTAGATTTAATTCCACAGGTTGATATATTTACAAGATCTTTCTTAACAACTGGATCATTATTAGGAGAATTAATTCTAACAATTAAGACTGGGGATGTAGATGATATATTATTTACAAATAAGAGAGTTAGATGTTTTGAATATATGATTTTTTCAAAGCTATCAAAAATTATATTTGATTTATGTTTTTCAAATAGATCAACCAAGCAACCGAAATTTAATACAAATTCAACTCAAATATTAAGTGAATGTAATGTTTCGGATATTGTTCAATTTGATTTTTCAATCAATCCTATTGAGGAATTAACAAAGTTATCAAGAATAAGTCTCTTGGGTCCTGGTGGATTTAAAAGAGAGAATATACCAAAGCATTTAAGGGATATATGCCCTACGATGTTTGGTCGTATATGCCCAGTAGACACCCCAGATCGCGATAACTGCGGCGTTCTACAAAACTTGATACCTAATGTCAAATTGGATGATCAACTACGCTTCTCTGATGATATATGCGAGCATCAACCTATTTCAATACCTGTATCATTCACCCCATTCTGTGAACATGATGATCAGACAAGATTACAAATGGCAGCATCACAAATGAGACAAGCGATTATGCTAAAAGAATTTGATCAACCAATGATCAAGTCTGGTTGTGAAGGTTTATATACAGATCATACACAATTTATTAAACGTGCAAAAAAGAATGGTGAGGTTGTTCATATTGATGAAAAATATTTAATGGTTGTATATGAAGATAGAATAGTTGATATTTTTGATATCTCATTTAGAAATATTTATGTTGAACACATGGATACCATGAAATTATATGTTAACGTTGGAGATAAATTTAAAACTGGAGACATATTAGCTGAAAGTAATTTTATTCAAAATGGTGATATTACTTTTGGTAAAAACTTATTAACAGGAGTAATGATTTATTATGGTCATAATTATGAGGATGGTATTATTATATCTGATAGATTAGTAAAAACTAATACTTTTACATCAGTTCATTTTAAGGATCTATCATTTACAATTCCTCCAAATAAAGTTTTATTAACTTTGTCAAACGATGAATATAAACCATTACCAGATCCTCTTGAACTAATTAAAATAGGAAATCCATATGCAATTTTGAAAACTCTCTCATCAGAAGATTTATACTCTGTTTGGATAGAACCTATACGATTAGAAGCAGAGAAAACATATATTATACCAAGTGTAAAGATATATGCAAATGAATGGAATCAAGACATACCTGAATATAAAGAATGGGTAGAAAAAACAATTAAAAAACAGAAAGAAAAACAGACAGGTTTGAGAGAAATGATTAAAGAAAAGTTACCAAGAGATCTTGCTGTAAAATTTATAAGAGAAAAAGATCTAGAACTATTCTCATTCATTGGTAAATATAAAAATAAAAAAGAAAAAATAAATGGTATTTATGTAGAAATGTCTGGAATTCATTTAAGATCAATTCAGGTTGGAGATAAAATTGCAAATAGGCATGGTAATAAAGGAGTTATATCCAGAATATTACCGCATGAAATGATGCCACAATTAGAAGATGGAAGACATCTCGATATATGTTTAAATCCATTAGGAATAATTTCTCGTATGAATATTGGTCAGTTATTTGAGTTACATCTATCTATGTCATTATATGACTTACAAAAAACTATATCTAAAATGTTAGTAGATGAAAAATCACAGGATGAGATCAAACAATATTTAATTAACTATATTAAAATTATTGATAAGACAAAAGAAGGATGGTATCAAAAACAATTTATTGAACAGCTTCCAGATATTATTGATTCTAAGTTTATTGAATCACTAACACTAATACAACCACCATTTGAATCTTGTCATATAGAAGATTTAGAAAAAGCATTAAAATATACTGAAACAAATTTCGCATATGATATATATGATCCTATTCCAAGAAAGAATTTATTAAAACCAATTGCAGTTGGTTATATGTATTTTTTAAGAATGGTTCATATAGCAGAAGAAAAGTTAGCATCTAGAGGAATTGGTTCATATGCAAAACGAACTCTGCAACCATTAGGCGGAAGAAAAAATAAAGGTGGTCAAAGATGTGGAGAAATGGAAACAGCATGTATTATTGGTCATGATTGCCCAAAAAATTTATTTGAGTTTTTAACAACCAAATCAGATTGTATAGATTTGAAAAACGATTATATTAGAAGCTATATAAATACTGGAAGATCAACAAATGAGCAAAAAATAGAACTAAATCCAATGCCAGAGTCTGTTAAATTATTAAACTCTTATCTAACAGTGTTGGGGGTAGATTACAATGACAACGTACAATCACAATGATGTTATTAAACAGATATGGACTAGTGCTGTATGGACTGGTGATACAACAAATACTACATCAGTTTCAATGTCATCATATACTGATTATTATTCAACAAATTCTTTAAAGAGAATTGTCGTAAAATTAAGTGAAGAAATAGTTCAAGAAGCATTAGACAAAACAGAAGAAAAACATATCAAACCTGATCCTATCCCTATTACTTTAGAAACTGTTAAATTTAATCCAGAAAATTTATGGAGTGAATCAAAATGCTTAAAACAGAATATTGTTCAATCTGTAAAGAAGAAATTACTATTAGATATCATATTCCAGATAAAAACTTTAAAATTGAAAAGGGAAAAATCGTTAGGGACGATATTCACAAAGGAATGATTTTTGATAATCCAATATTATTATTTCAATGTTCAAATGATAGTGAACATAAACTTCTTGTATTAGATGAATGGAAAGTAGCTATTGCAGAAGAATTTTATAGAGGAGCATATTATGAATGATAACGAATGTCTTCCAGATATACAATGTACAGAACCAGCATTACAAATTCCTATCAAGCAAGTTGGAGTTGAAAATGTTGTGGTTCCTTTTAGTTTAGAATCTAAAAATGGTGGATTTCATAATTTGACAGCAAACGTCACTATGATGACTAATTTAGATCATACAACAAAAGGAATCTCAATGTCTAGATTATTATTAACATTAAAACCATATTTGGAACTTCCATTAAAAAGTAAATTAATAAAAGAAATAATTAAAAAGATGTTAGAAAACGTTGGTGGTTCATCAGCATTTATGAGATTTAAATTTAGACTACCAAGAATTCGAGAATCCATTAAAACAAAAAATTCATTTCCAATCTATTATAAATGTAAGTTTGAGGGACAGATATTTAAAAAAGAATTATATGAAGAATTTAGATTCTTTCAAGGGGTTACAGTTCAATATGCATCATATTGCCCATGTTCCGCAGAACTATGCAGCGTATTAAATGAAAGAGGATTTCCTCATAATCAAAGATCATTTGCGCAAATCTTAACAGAAATAGATACTAAATCTCATTATGTTTGGTTAGAAGATATTATTGATGCAGTCGAAAATAATATACACACCTTACCATATCCAGTAATTAAAAGAATTGATGAACAAGAGATAGCAAGAATTGCAGCAAAGAATCCAATGTTTGTAGAAGATGCAATTAGAATAATATCTAATTCTGTTGATAAAATACCAGGTGTGATAGATTGGGTTGTAAAATGTATTCATGAAGAATCAATACATACTTCTGAAGCAGTAGCAGTCAATTGGAAAGGAACTTTAAATGGATTTGATGGAAGGCGTTACATATGATTACAATTTCAATTTCATATGGTTTTGGTAAGAATAATAGATATAATATTGAAACTATACCAAAGAATATCCAACTCGCAATATATAAATATGAAGAGTTTTTAGAATCTAACTTAAAGATATTACACGAAAATAATATAAATGTAAATGTAGTTCATCTTCCTTTAGATACTCTTAAAAAAGACCAATATGAAATGATAGAGTTTATGAATGCCTTGCGCTATAAAATAGGTGTAAAAAAGTTTGTAATTCATCCAAACAAAACGATTAAATCTTTTGTTGAATACTGGATGAGTTTTCAGGCGAAAGACCCAACATATCAATTATGTATTGAGAACTTTCAATGGAGGATGAAAAAAGAATTAAAATCTCCATTAGAAATATTAGAATATTGTATTACATATCCTAATCATATAAAAATGTGTTTGGATACATCTCATACAGAAGAAATCTGGTTGGATCATAAAATATTAAATACCTTGCTTCGCTATGTTTCAGTTATACACTTATCAAATAGACAAGGAAAAAAACAACATATGCCATTTAACTCAAGCAAGGGAGATTTAAATTTAATGGCATTTGTTAATAACCTAAAATTTGTTAAATGGAGTGGCGATATTGTATTAGAATATATGCCAGAACATCAGCACAAATTATTTAAAAACTATCAATTTCTAAGGGAGATAATGGATGGATAGAGAAGAAAAAATTAAAAAGATTAATTTGCTATATGAAAAAGAAAGAGACTATCAGCTATGTGTATTTGGAGAATATGAAAATGTAGAATCTTTAAATTTAGCTAGTTTTCTAGTTCTAATTGAGAGATATTTACAAAAAGCAAAAAAGAGTTATGCAGGACCTTGGTCAAACAAATTGCCCCCTTGGTTAAACACATGCCAAGAATATTATAACCAAGGCACAGCTCCAATAGAAACTTATGAAGAACTTGTTAAAATATTTGCTTTAACAGGAGCAGCGTTAGAAACTTATGCTGATTTTAATTTATCAGAATGGCGAGAAAACATCACGGAAGACTCAAAAAAATGGAAGGAGTAAATTGAACAATGAATGACAATTTAAATCAACTAATTCAGGAAACACCAGCGGATGAAACTATGAAATTTGATGTAAACAATCTTGAACTTCCAGCAGAGGAACCCATTGAAGAAAATTCTGCTGAAGAAGAAGAAGTATCTGATACTGGAGAACAAGAATCTGAAAATGTCGAAACATCTCCAGTAGAACAAGCAACTAATCAAATTCCAATTATATCTTTTGGTGATTGGTTTCGAACCTACAGAACAAATTTTCCTGCCATTCATCAAAGTCAAATTGGAATTACAGGAGTTGATCCAAATGACTATTTAATGGTATCAATTGATAATTCCGATGGAGAAGAACTATCACCAGGTGTTATAAAAAGATGGTTAAGATTATTTGATGATGCTATGATTCAACCAGTTCTTAATCTAGAACCATCAGATATAAAAATTTATAAAAGCACTTTCAAAGTTATCTATCCTCTGGATGAACAGACATTTATTAAAATGTATGCAATCAGAACTGGAATAATATCTGTATTCTGTCATGGATTAGATGGTGGTCTTGTGCCATATTCAATAGTTATTTCAAAGAAGAAAGCTGAATTTGTAGAAATACAAACTCACGATATTGAACTTTATAGAGCACAATTATCACAACCAGTCAACATGGAAACATTTCATCTATTATATAAACAAAGTCTAAAAGCTGATAACTTTACTACAAAGGGACAAGCAATCAATTGGTTGTTAGCTAGACAAGATAATATTACAGACATCAATCATCATCTTGCGATTGATAAAGTTATAATGACCTTGTTGAGTTAACTTCCTTACTCGGATGAGAGTTTAAATTACCCCCCTGATTTTGCTCTCATCCGAGTTTTCAAGGAGCTTGTATGAAAATAAATTTAAACTTAGACTTAATTATAAAAGAGGTTTATATTTATGATATTCAATCATGCCATTATACACTTATGAAAATGAATGGATATGATTTAGAAGATATAGATCCAAATGATAAATTAGCTAGAAATATTGCAATTGGAAAAATGATGCAAAAAAATCCAAGACTTACAGAATTTTTAAGAGCAACAACAATATCATTAATTGATGAATATATAACAGCAAATGAAATTGAGGAAGATGATATTGTAATTAGACAATATGATGGTTTATTGCTTACTAAACTTCTACACAAAAATAACATACAGGAGATTCCTTTAAATCTAAGAAAAACTTTTGACGTATTTATTTCATCCATAAAAAGAGATATGTATATTGCAATTGATACAATGAAACAACCTTCAATTAAAGGAGTTCCTTTTAGATATCCCCATATGGATCAAATTTATAAAAGAATATGTCAGTTAAATTTTTTTAATAAACCAGAATTATTTAAAGGATTGGAAAAAATAAAAAGATTGATTCTTGATTCAAATGATATAAATTTATTTGTTATTCCTATAAAAAGCAATAAATTAAGCATTTTTATGTTACGATATGGAGAAATGGAAATATCACCAGGAACAGTAAAGTTAATTGATACAGATGAAATTGATAAACGTAGATATTTTGATATCTATATATCACCATTTACAAAAAGTATCGTTTCACAATATGCCTAGGAGGTTATATGAAATTTATGAAGTTATTGAATATTGCAGCGGGTAAAATGCCATATCTTCCAGACATTGTTGGAGATTCAAAATCTTTATTCGTTGTTAACCTAGATACAATGTATTATAATCATACTTTAACAGAAACTATCGAACAAACATATCATCAAATAAATGATATCCAGATATATGATGAGACAAGTAATATTAACGCATATAATCAAAATAGAGTATTCTACTGTAAAGAGGATGTATTTCAGTTTCTAGAAAGAACTCAAATGGAATTTGACGTAGTTACCATTTATAGATTTCTTGAGCATGTTTCCTTTACACAGATTTTATATTTTATATATCTAGTTTCAGGGGTTGTTCATAAAGGTGGAATTGTTGACGTTATTGTTCCAAATTATAAAATCCTGGCAAGCATGTTGATTCAAGAACATCCGAAAAGTAAATCTTTTGAACAAGATAACATCTTATTAACAACAGAATTATTAAATGAACCATCATGCCCACATGTTTCGATATGGACTCCTGAAAGAGCTAAATATTTTTGGGAATTAGAAAAAAGATTTTTCGTTGCATCTGCTAATACCAAATCTAGATTTGAATATGATGGAAGAGATATATACCTTAGATTTCAAGCGGAGAGAATATGAAACATTCTCATAATTTAATTGCTAACAGAAATGATACTTTACGTATGAATATGTATATGTCAGATTATGTTATTGCATTAACAAGAACTCGTGAAAAACCAAATGAAAGATTTGTTAAAGTGTTAAAAAATAGAAACTCAGGAAAAACAGGAAGAGCAGATCCTCAATTAACAATTGATCTCTGCTGTCATATGATTACTATGTCTATTTTTGGAGACACTTCAATGAAGCTATTTCGAGTAGAATTAGAAGAACTAATAAAAGAAACAATAATAAAAAAGTTAGGAGACGCTCATGACCCCTTTTAGCGAAAGAGCACAGACGATGGGACTTGATGTTTCATGCGCCCATAAAGGTTTATTCTCATATGAAGATCGATATTCTAAAATAGCATATAGATCATTAATTTCTGCAGAAGTTTATTCAGAGGATGAATATCAAAGACATCCAACCGATGGACTACCATCTCCTATCATTGGAATATGGACAGCAGCTCCAGATAACGATGAGTATGTATATGCTGGATATGTTTCACAAATGTATAAATTTGTTGGAAATGCATCGTTAACTGATAGAGTTCGAGAATCATTATTAGGAATTGGAAGTCCTGTATTAACTATTAATACTTTTACTGATGCTTATCTAACTTCCATGAGAGAAGAAATTATTTTACAAAGTAGTTTAAGTTCACAGCAGATTGGAGATATCCATCCTGTTATGATTATTGGAAATAGTTATAATGGTGAAAGATCAGCTTCTGTTGGTTTTGGTATTGCTGTTGATGGAGGAGAAACTATCGGAAATACTGTATTTTGTTTCTCATTAGGTGAGATGAAGATGATTCATGTTGAAAGTTCAAATACAACATTAACATCGGGAATCAATCAGTATCTTGAAGTATTTAATAACAATATAGTTGAGATGATAGATACAACTTTTCAGACACAACTAACACAAGAACAAATGTTTGCTACTCTAGATATTATTGAAAAATATGGAAAAAGAAGAGTGGCCAAGATAACTGATATATTAACAACTCTGCAACCAGCGCCAGTAGAAGGTCAACCCCCACCATTACCAAGTGCATGGAATGTCTTTTTAGCTATTACAAGATACTGTGCCCTTGAACCAAATTTAAATATAAAAAGATTACTGGAAAATATTGCAGAAAGTGTGCTAATCGTTCCAACCAGAATGTTTGAAGTATTGGATAAACTACAATGATTATAAAAATATTATTTGTAATAGGTTATATGCTATTTTGTTGCATTTGTTTAATAATAGCAAATCATGGAAATCCAAAATTAGATATAGAATAAGTTATATCATTTAGGCGGGGAATAAGGATGTATGCTTCGGACCTTTAAGGGACAAGCGAGTGCCATTATTCCCCGTCTTTTTTTTGGAACAAAATATAAAAGAAGGGGTGTCTGTCTATGGCAACAAGATTTTGGTCACCGTCAAGAACATATGAGTTTGAAGTAAAAGTGGTAGATAGAGATCTCACTCCCGATTTATATAAATTGACCATTTTAACTTCAATAGATTTCCCATATCAAACATTTGTATTAGAATTCTTACTTGATCCAGATGATTTGGTACTTGAGAAAATATATGGTCAACAAGAAATTAAACTAACAGCAAAGTTAATGGCAACAGCTCCTGATCTTGTAAATGATCAAATTGATTTTACTCTAATGTACTTATCAGGAAATATACCATTACACATAAAAAATACAATACAAAATCAAACTGAAGTTAAAAAAGTACCAATTGTAATAACCACAGTTTCTCGAAAATCATTTATTACAATGTCAACTTATGTTAATGACGTATTTGAGAATACTACTATTGAATCAGTTATTTCAAATTTAGTCTCTAAAGCAAAAGGTGAATTAAAACAGGATATTGTTGGAAAAAATATTGAAAAAATAGATCAAATTATTATTCCTCCCACAACTCTTTATCAAGCATTAAAATATTTAAATAAAACTTTTGGTGTATTCAATGGGTGGATGGCATTATGGTGTTTATATGATAATAAAGTTTATATAAAAAATTTAACATCAAAAATGAAATCATCCTACTTATTTTCAATATATCAGTTCGCATCTAATGTTGATAATAATGAACTTACAACAGTATTGGATGAAATTGTTTATTATACAAAATATGATATTAAAACTTCATATAATGGTAATGCCAAATTTGCTGTTTTTGCTCCAACTATGAAACACATTGTTAAACCAAAAGATAAATTAAGTGAAACATTAACAATTCATCTAGAAAATTTTTGCAAAACATACGGTTTGATATCCCAAAAGAATAAAATCTTTTTAGATAATTTAGCTATGACTAAATCTAACAGGCAAAGAGTTTATAAAGATCATACAGGATATGAGAAAAATCAGTCTTTTATTAATTCCAATATGGCAGAAGAAATTGGAGATCTCGCGCAGATTGAAGTTAAACTAGAACGTTTTTTAAAAATAAAAAATCTTATGAATGTTGGTGAAGCAGTAAAATTTATCTCAAAAATTGATGATTATAAAGATTTAACTGGACTTTATATTCTTAGGTCATCCGAGTTAAACTTTATTAAGGCAAAAGATTGGGAATCTTCTGCAAATTTAAAGTTAATGAGAACAAATAGAATCATAGCAAAAGGTTAAAAACATAGAACAAACACCAAAAGGAGTTATATGTCTGTTCACATTTCAAAGTTAGCTCAAAAATATGTAGAAGAGTTTATTAAATGTAAAGCATCATTTGATTACTACTGTAGAAACTACGTTCTAATTGAGCTACCAGGTAGAGATGAAAAATTAATTCCTTATAGAAAACAAACTGAATTAATTGATTTAATTGAAAGTCAACATTATGTTCTTGTATTAAAGAGTAGGCAGATTGGAATCTCAACAATTATTCAAGCATATTCTTCTTGGTTAACCATATTTTTTGATAATGTTGTAATAGGAATTATTTCAAAAGATGGAAAAGAAGCAACCGATTTTGCTAGAGCTGTTAGAGGAATTATAGAAAAACTTCCAGATTGGATGAAACCATTAAAGGGTATTTTAGGGAGAGGATTTGCAAAAAGAACTGAACAATCATTTATTTTAACAAATGGTAGTAAAGTTTTTGCTTCACCAGTAAATCCAAATGCTCCAGAAAAGACACTTCGTGGAAAAGCAATTACATTTTTAGTTATCGACGAAGCAGCATTTGTTCATTATGTTGATACTGCTTGGACTTCTATGGTACCAGCTCTTTCAACAAATCAGATGCAAGCTCGTAAAGCTAATATTCCATTTGGAACAATTGTTTTATCAACCCCAAATAAAACCATCGGTGTTGGGCAATGGTATTTTGAAAGATATTTAAAATCAATATCTGGAGATGATATATTCAAACCATTCGTTATTCATTGGAAAATGATTCCTGAACTTGCTGAAGATACTGAATGGTATAGTATGCAATGTAGATTATTCGATTATGATAAAAAGAAAATAGCTCAAGAGTTAGAATTAAAATTTCTGCCAGCAGAAGGATCATTTTTTGAAGCTGATACAGTTGAAAAAATGCAAGACAGCTCTATGGTTCCATTACAAAAAATTAAGTTATATAATGGAGAAATATGGCAATTTTCGCCATCAATACCTGGAACAACTTATATTATAGGAGTTGATACAGCACCAGAACATGGTACAGATAAATCAGCTATCACAGTTTGGGACTATACAACATTAGAACAGGTATGGGAGTATCAAGGTAAATGTAAGGTATTAGATTTTGTAAATGTTGTCAAGGTAGCTGCTACAACATATAAAAATTCTGTTATAGTTGTAGAATCAAACTCATATGGAAATCAAGTTGTAGAACATTTAAATGCAAGCGAATATTCTACACAATTGTATAAAGAGAAACGTGGAAAGAATACTTTAGTTCCAGGTCTATCAACCAATTCTAAAACGAGACCATTGATGATTGATGCACTATATTCTTATATGACTCAATATCCAGAATCTGTAAAATCAGAAAGATTAGCACTAGAGTTAACAGGACTTGTTTCTAAATCTAGTGGAAAGGTTGAAGCTGATACCGGGTGTACTGATGATATAGCATTATCAGCAGCTTTATGCTTTTATGTTAGAAAATACGATCCACCTCTAGCATTACAAATGAACTTGATAGATGGTTCAATGATAACAAATGATTTAAAAGATGTTCTCGGTTATAACGTTGGTCTTTCTGATGTTGAATTTACTGATCAAAGCATTATGAGATATGTTAAAAATAAACCAGAAGAAAATTTAGGGTATATAGATACAATAAGTTTCTTCAAGGGATGAAAAATGACTAAAAATATATATGAACTATTTGCACCTCCTGTTGGACTTAAATTAGTTAATACCATTGATGGAATGGAATTATATTCATCATCAAAATTAATGAAGAATTTTTTATTAGCTTTTGAAAAGTCCAGTAGAGGAAGTGATAAGGTTAAAATAATTGATAAATTATTAAGCAAAGGATTGATAGTTCCTTGCTTTAAATCAAAAGGAATTTTTCCTTTTCTAAAATATAAATTATTTGGAAATGAAGATTCCAAATCAATCCTTGGAATGTATCATCTAGAAACAAAAAGAGTTTATATTATAATTGATAATAGTTCAACAATCTTTGGAACATCCTCTAATGACGAGTTAGTATCTACAACTCTACATGAAGCAATGCATTTAGCAGCAGGAAGAAATATGAAAACATTCTTAAAAATTATGATGCCGACATTAAGAAACTTTTATTCAGAGGCATTTAGTAAAATTTTTTCTTTAAAATCTGTTCCTAATATTGATAAAATTATATATCATTTAGCATTGTATGAGTCATCAAGAAATCTAAATATCAATAAACAATTAACTGAATACTATCACTTACTTTATGATACATTTAAAGATTCAACAAATCTAAATGAAAACGATCTTAGATTACAACTACAAAATTATATTGTATCTATGAAAATATTCTTTGTAAGTTTCACATCATTTGTAAGATCATATAGAAAATGGCAAAGTATATTCATTGAATTAAATCATGCATATGAAAAAACATTTGGAAAGCGAAATACTTATACATCACCATTCCAAGAATTAGTTTCTGTTTCAGAAGTAGCTTGTGTTATGGCAGAAATGAAATCACAGGATCCAAGAGTAAACTCAATATTGAAGATGTTGAAATAGGAGATTAAAATATGGCGGATGAAAAATCCCGAGAGCCAGGTAGCATTACGAAAACTGCTGATGCTCAAAATGAAAGGATATCTGGTATAAGTAATGTTTCTCGAACAGTTTCACAAATGCAAAAGACAACTCAACGTAAAATTGAAGAAACTCAAGACTCTATTGAATATGGTGGATCCTCAGAAACAACCATGAGAGAAATGAATAACGTTCTTTCTAAATTTGGAAAAACTATAACTGCATTTACAGCAGGTGTTCAAAATGTATCAATGAGCACAGCTAAAGCAACAAAAGATGCCATTGGAGATTATGGTAAAGCAATCGGTCGAGATATTAATTTTAATAAACAAAATATGGTTGCCATGGCATTGTCTAGAACAACTCCATTATTTGGTTACTTTGCAGCTAAATTTATGGAGACTGACGTTTTCAAAAAAGCTAAAGATAGAATGAAAGAATCCATCGCCGGTGCATTTAAAGGCATTGGATCAAGCATTGCAAATATTTTTAAGGGCAGAAAAGAAGCTAAAGAGTCCAAAACATCTAAAATTCCAAAAATGGCATCAGGTGGTTACGTTGAAAAAGGAGGAATGGCACGACTTCACGCTGCTGAAGTTGTTATGCCAATTGAAAAGATCCTTGAACGTATTGATGATTCTATATCAGTTTCAAGAGAAATAGCTACTATTTCAGAAAAGAATCAACTAAAATCATTAGCAAAAATGGCAACGTTTGTTGGGGGCGAAAAGGGTAAAGAACCTGTTGGAATGGTTAAGGGTTTCTTGCGAGCAATGAGAGAAGTTCAAACTCAATATGAAGAACCCTCAAATATGCGTATGTTAAGAGCTGTCTTATCAATTCAAGATACATTGGGTTCAACCATTGGGACATGGGATCAAGTATGGACCAAAATGCTGATTGAGCATCCAACCTTTAGACAATTGGCATTTGCTGCAAAAATGTCATCAAAAATATTTGGAGCTCCATTTAAATTCATTTGGAAATTTTTTAAATTAAGAGGAAGCTATAAATCTCAACTTTCTAGATCCGATAATCCATTTCAAGCACTAAATGAAAATATAGGTGTCCTCTATACTGGTACAATGTGGAGACTTGATAATATTGCTAACTTTACAAAACTTGGAGCAAGGGGTTCTACAGATTTATCTTCATTTGTAACAGGAACTAGATATCCCAAAGTAGAAGGAGTTGGAAAAGGACTTTGGAGTTTATTTGGACTTGCAAGAAGTGGAATAGGACTTATTGCAAAACCAATTCATAAATATTTGAATAAAAGTAGCAATAAATGGGCGAGAGCTCTTGCATTTGAAATGGAATCTCCATTTACAAACGCATTTTATAAAGTATTCAAACATAAAGCAACAATGAAAGCACTGTATGGTAGTGAAACTGAAGAAGGGGAAGGAAGTCCATGGCAAAAATTATTAAAACACATGAAAGATCAACCTTTGATAGTAAGCGATCCAGAACTTACAAAAACTACTAAAAAAAAATGGTTATGGGAAAAATTAAAATATGGTAAGGAAAAAGTTAAAAGTGCATTTGGTTGGATCTGGAAAATTTTATTAATGGGAGGTAGCTGGATAAAGAATCTTCTAGGATTAGGAACAGGAGGATGGTTATTAACTGCTGTTAAAGGACTTGGTAGTGTATTTGGAGCTTCACTTGCTAGTGCTGGAATTATGGGTCCAATTGTTGCCGCAATTGGAGCTGCATTGATTGGAGCTTCAATAGGGACTTTTATAGACAAATGGATTCTTAAACCTTATGTGACTGGTCCTTACTATGAAAGAATGAATAAAGCACAACAAAAAGGAATCAAAAAAAGGGGGAAACTTAGAGGACAAAATTTAAGTGACGCATTGGGGCAAACAGCAACTGGTAAAGAAACTTATGAAAGTAAAGTAGCATTAAAAACTAGCACCCAACTTAAAGCACAAAAAACCATATTAGGAACTACTCATCTAGCAGCAGAAGCTATTAGGGCAGCACAAGATGAATTTATACGAAAAAATAAATCGAAATATGCTGAATATACCCCAGAGGAAATTGCAAAAGCAAGAGAAAGATGGCGTCATACTTGGGATTACTGGAATAAGTATAAGTTTAAACTTGATAGATCAGATCCAGAAAAATTTGGAACATGGAAAGAAGCAGCGTTTTTTAAATATCTACAAAAAGTAGGAACCAAGAATAAAAATTTAACAGGAGCAATCAAAGAGCATGAACTAAAAGTATGGAATTCAAAAAGTGCAGGAGAAAAAGCTGGATATGCAGCTAGAAGAGCTATAACAGAAGGGGGAATGACATTTCTTGCTGAAAGAGGAAAATATGCTTTAACTCAAGCTGGTCAATGGATAGTAAAAGCTACTGGAAAAATTGTTGATGCAAAAGAAATAGCAAAAATGGAAGCATCAGATATACTAGCATCTAGCAGATTACTAAAAGAAGAGTTGAAGAAAAGAGGTATGGATCAAAAAGGAAATCTAGAAGAACTTTCAGATAGACTTCAACAAAGTGTGTCCAAATTTAGCAATACAGTAGATACTAAAATAAGTCAAGTTACAGAAATAATTAATCCATCTCAAGGAAATATTATGGGCGAAATGGAACTAAGGATTGCTACAGGCAATTTTCATTAAGGAGATATAAATGGCAACTTTTCAAACAGCACTACCCATAGATTATATTATTGGAATGCCTCCTATTACAACAGTAACTGGAGATCCAATTCATACACAAAGAAGTTCTGAAGCAGTAAAAAATACAATGCCTGTTGCAACAATTTATCCAGGAATTCCATCATTTGAAGCTGGTATAGATCTATTTACCAGAGTAAATGCATTTGAGTTTGGTAGCCATAGAAGAGAATCACAGATAAAGAACGTCAACACTGTATATTATCAGGATTTATTAATAGAGCATGGATATAGACTAGATACACATATTCACTCAGGTGGAGTTAAAGTTGCATACATAGCAGATAATTTTCCAACCGATACATTTACTAATGAGTATGGAGAAAATTTTCTTCAAAGTCTTACTAGTGGTGCTTCTGAAGCTGCAGCTTCTATTGCGCAGATGTTTGGAAAAAGAGATGTACGAGGAGTACTTGGAGGACTTGCTGGTGCTATTGGAGAAGCTAGTTCGACTGTTGGGGATTTTGCTAAAGGTACATTAAACGCTATTGATAAAGTTGGTGGAGCACTTGCTTCACTAAGTCCAAATGCAGCTAGAATGGGTAAAATGGTTAGTTCACTTGCTGCTGGTTCAAGAATTGACTTTCCAATGGTTTGGAAAAGTAGTTCTTTTCAACCATCCTACTCAATGACAGTTAGATTATATAATCCGAATCCTGGAGATCCAGAAACAACAAAAAAGTATATTATAGGACCAATTGCAGCACTGATGTTATTAGGAATTCCAATATCTGAAGATGGTAGCACATATAGTTGGCCATATCTTCATAGAGTTTCATCTCCTGGTATATATGATTTAGATCCTGCTTATATTCAAAATATTACCATTGTAAAAGGTGGTGATCAACAACAGATTGCATATACACAATCATTAGGAGTTGTTGATGTAAGAATTGATTTTGGAAGTTTATTTAGTAGCATGCTTGCATCTAAAGATAAAGTAAATAAAACGAGACCAACTTTAAGAAAATATTTATCAGCTATGGAAAATCGAAAAACTGTATATAATATTACAGGAGGGAGTCTTAAAGATCCAAAAACCACAAATCAAAAACCAATGAAAAGTGAAGTTGTAGGACCTGGAAGAAATCAACAAGCTTGGACTAAATCACAAGCAATACTTGACGCTCAACCACCAGAACCACCGCCCGATAGAGTTACTCAAACAGTTAAGGATATTGGTTCCGCAATATTAGAGCAGATTCCAAAAGGATTTAGAATTAGTACTACTCGTTAGCACATGGTATTTCTAAAAATTAATGTTAAATATACCGCAAGAAATAGATTAACAATAAATTGGGTTTGTGATGTATAATTATTATATTGATCTCTTATTTTTAAATTATCTAAAACCTTTATTAAAAGAATATTGACCTGCTGTTTAAAATAAACTGGAGCATTACTTCTTTTAACTGCCATAAATCTTCTCAAATATTTTTCATATCCGCTTCCACATATTTGATTTACACTCGTTAATTGTTTCATATATAAATTCAAAATCATTCTTATATTATCCGAGTATTCAACTTGTACCATCTCACTAGCAATCAATTCACCAATAGAAGCTTTTATTTTACTTATTTCTTTCGCTTTATCCAAAGCTTTTCTATCAACTATTTTATATACACTTAATTTTTTAATTGTTTCTTCAACTTTCGCTTTTCCTCTTTCAAGAGATTGATACTGATATGCATTATCTTCATCATCAGGCGTATCAGTTTGTGTTTTAATTGATGCCCCTTTTTCTTTCGCTTTATAATAATTTTCGACAAAACTCTTTACACTCTGTGAAATTCGATGTCTCGATGCTGTAATAAAATCAATTATTTTATCGAGATCCCAATCTCCGATATACCTTTCATATTTTTTCTTTAGCTCACTTGATAAATAATATAAACTGTTTGCTATTGTTTTCTCACGTACAAATAAATGTGTTTTTGTTAATGTATCAATCGTATATCTAAATATATCAGGATTACAATACTTTAATTGCTTATTCATTAATCGACCATATTGAAAAAACGAATAATAAACCAGAGTGGTTTTAAATGCAGCAGTATCTCTATGTAAAAGAAATAAATGCATAACAACAATTAAAAGATTTGTACCTGGATCTTTGTGTAATAACCACTTTTCAGCTCTAGTTCCTTTATATTGTCTTTTAACAAATTCTTTAACATCTTTATCTGTAACTCCCATCTCTTTTAATACTTCAAAATATACTAATTTTGTCTTTGGATAATAGCATGGTTCAGATAAAGCATCAAATTCTTTTGCAGCATATTTAGTAATTAATGTTTTGAGATTTCTAATATTATATTTAGACTTTTCTATTAATATCTTCATTATGAGAATATCCTAATTGCTATATCATTTTCTTCAAAGAAAATATATTCTGGACCATAAGATAGTAACTCTTCTTGGGTCAATGCATCTAAATCAAAATTAAAAAAGATACTAGATTCAGGTTTAATTAAACGACAATGTTCAACTCCTTCTACTTCTTGAACTACATCAATAATTTCTGATCTATATAAATATTTATTAATACCGAACCTAGATGTAAATGCTGTAACAATAGCTTCCCTAACCTCACTTGTTAAATCACTATTCGATCCTGTATAAGTTGAAGTTTTGAAAATATCCAATGAAAGTTGTAAAGGAATTTCATATACTGGTACAACCCAACCAGCTTGACAATAAATATATTTCTTTGCCTCATCCGTTACATAAACCATCTGCTCTGTCTTTGGTTCATAGTACGCCCAAGTCATTGAGGTTGAATCGCTTAATTCAGCTATTTGATCATCTTTTCCTAACCATTCTCCTATACCATTTAATATAATATATCTATCTCCATCAATTCCAGATACAGGAGGGGTAGATAAAATATCATCAACAGCAGTTAGATTAACCTTGTTCAATTGCATATTCTGCATTATACCATTTGTATTAGCAAGTTTAAAATTAACAAAGTCAGTTGTCATTTTATAATCTTTAAAATCCAATGTTGTTACTAATTTTTGCATTACATTAGATTCAAAATCTGCTTTATCTATACTATCATAGTAAGTTTTTTCAATAGCAGGAATGTCATAAACAGTATATGACGTCGAATCATAAATTACATTTGATAGTTCAAAATCATTGAGAGATTTTCTAAATGTAAATAGTGCTGTATATTGACTAATATAATTAATACCATATTTTAAAGTAAAGTAATATGTTGCTTCTCCACTAGGCAAAACAGTATAATCTGGAAGTGATAATATAAATGAAGATGCAGTTGAATCATTAGTCATAGTATAAGTTGAACCTGTTTCTAGAACTTCAATTTCACAAGTAACAATATCTGCATCATTTTCTGTCGTTTTATAATCTAATTGAAATTCTGCTCCAACTCCATTTTTAGTAACAGTCAACAAATCACAATATAAATTATATGAAGAATTATAACTTGTAACTAGTGTTGGAACTTGTTTTACCTCATACATTACATATGTATAAGTAGCAACGGAATTTAGTTGCTCAATCTCCATATCAAAAATTGTATAATAATCTTCTCCACCATATGTTAAAATTGTTCCTCTAGGAACAACTGTATTTGTAAATACATACTTTATATTTCTTGATGGAACAATTACAGTAGAATATAATAAAGTTGAAAATAAACTTATTTCATTTACCTTAATATCAGAACGTTTTAAAACAGGCAATGAATTTTGAGAAATTGGAGAATCTTCAATAATAATATTTGTGTTGATATAATCATTTTCAGTAACAAGTCTTTCTAAAGCTGTTAGGTTTGTAATAGCATTTCTTCGGACTTCCTCAATTGATTCTTCATCTTCTCCACCAGTTCCTGGAGTTGGATTAGTAACTGTATAATTGACAGCTTTTCCTTGATCATCACTTATTCTAGTTTTAATGTCACTCGTTTTTCCTGTTATAGAACCAGCAATAATATTTCCATCAGATCCCTTTGTTAATTCTGTTGTAACCTGTACTGTTGCTCCAGCTTCAGGTTGATAACCAATTAGACCATTACCAAACTGAAGACTGAATCCTGTATCATTTCTCTTTTTAACATAACCTTTTGTAGTTTCATCCATTAAAAATAAACTACTATACTCTGTATAAGTCTCATAACCAGAAGAACCAGAAGGGCGAATTTCAACTGTTACATCGGATATTTTTTTATTTATATCAGTAAATGTTACATCAAAATCAAAAAATTGATACGTTTGTAAATCTTCAGGAACTTGAAATTCTTGAATATCTGATTCAAATTGTTTGAAAGGTAAAACTACAGAAAAATAATTTGTGCCATTTTCATCAGTTGACGTAGAATATGGCATATTATAAACTTTATTATCTTCGGTAACAGTTATTGTTACAGTAGAATTATTCAATACATTTATTGTAGTCGAATAATAGGTTTTAAATGCTATATTACTAGCTGATAGTTCAAATCCTTCAGATATTTCAAATGTTACATCATCTTCTGTAAAGCTTAACTCAAATGCAAATAAAACATTTACAAATGCAGGGGATGCTTCAGATGGAGTATATCCCAAGAATGAAGCTAAATTGTAAATTGATGAAGATAATTGTGCTTTAGTTAAAAAGAATTCTCTATAAGAAGATATTTGATAAAATAAATTATTAGTTGTTAATGTAGACAACGCTTCAACAACGAAAGCAAGAAATGAAGACTTTGTCAAATCAACCTCATTTAGTTCGAGATACTTTGCTAAAAGCTCTATAATTTTTAGAGTTGTTTGATCTTTAGATTTATAAACTTGCGATGATGTTATATTATCTGGCATAAGTCAATTCCTTATATAAAATAAAAACCACTATTATCATCAAACAACGACTTTGCTGTGGTCCTTAAGCTTTCATTTTTTGATAACAATCTTGTCATAAAAGAAGCATCATTAAAAGTATGAATTTTTTTATCATAGTCATAAAACGTATATACGTTTTGTACTTGTTGATTTAATTGAGTTTCTGTTACACTCTGCTCCAAACTTACAATAATCTTCCAAAATAGTCTATCAGCATTTACAGATTTTTCTACACCACCAACATTATATAAAGGATACACATTATTAGTAGGTCTTAAATAATCCTGTTCTAATTTAATTTTATCATTTGGTAGAGGAATTATTCCATATGT